TCATTTGGCTTTTCGCCAATTTTCCAACTTTGTTATCGCTGCGGTTGCCCTGCGGAACTGGTCGCTCTCCTTGGTGTAGTGCTCAATCATAGAAAGAGCGGAGTGGCCGGTGATGGCTGCTATTTCATGGATGCTGCATCCAGCCTCAGCTAGCCGGGAGGCGGCGACCTTGCGAAGCCCATGGAAGACGTACCCTGTGAACTCAGGGCGAAGCGGGCGCCCATGCTTGTCAGCATGGAGGATGAACCCACGGAAGCTCGATGAGAAATGATCCCCGTTGGGCCACGGCAATCCGTTACGGCGAACCAGAATGGTGGTGGCGGTCGACTCTCCTCGCGTAGCCTTCCACGCGTCCATCTCGTGTCGCAGGGCGCTGTGGCATGGAACTAACAGCTTCTTCCCTGTCTTCTGCTGGGCCAGGGAGATCGTGGATCCATCGTAATCAGACCACTGCATGCGGATGCAATCGCCAAGCCTTTGTCCAGTGTAGACGGCCAGTGCCACAGCTCTGCGAAAGTGCTCCGGGAGCACGCCGGGAGTCAACGCGTGCTCCACCAGAGCGTCCGGCCAGCGTGAATGTTCGCCACCTTTCAGTTTTCTGATACGCAGGGCCGGATGAAACTGGATGTACTCGCGATCAAGCGCGAAAGTTAGCAAGACTGTCCAAACCTTGTGAACCTCGTTCGCGATGCCTGGAGTGCCGGCTAAAGCATCGCGTTGGGCCAAGACATGCCGGCGCTTGATCTTGGCTATCTCAACCTCACCATACTCGGTGACGATCTCGTTCAGGCATCTGTCGTAAAGGGTTTGTGAAGACCGCTTCATTCCCCTGTATTGATGACTTGCGGTGTATTCCCTGACGATAGCCGCGACGGTTCTCGCGCGCGGCTCCTTGCTGGCGCGTTCGTAGCTGTATGTCTTAATTGTTCCGTCTGCGAGAGTGCGCTTTACGGTTTTGCGGGCCATCGCGGAGAAGCCTCGAAGAAATTTCGTCGGGATCGGTGGTGCGGGGCGCGGTTCCGACCGCTTGCTCCATTCCAGTTCGGACGGCTATGCGCAGGCTGTCAACATGCCATCTCTTGGCGCCTCCGATCATAAGCGGCTTTGGGAGGACGCCTTTTTCCACCCACCGGCGGACGGTGGACGCGCTCGTGTCGAAGAACTCGGCAACGGACGTCTCTGACAGGTACTCAGTTGCCATGCCTACACCTCTCCCTGCGCTGCGCCGGCCGGGAACAGGATGGCCGTCAGGGCCGCGACATGCTTCGCCGACGAGCGGAGCAACAGCACATCCATTTCCTTGACCTTCTCCTTGCGTCGCAGGCGTTCGGAAACCGCCATGGCCTGCCGCTCCAGCGTGTGTGCGTGGTCTGCCAGTTCCTTCGCCACGGCCCAATAGGCGATCTCGTCATCCGGCTCACCCATTCCCGCCTCCCTGCGCTTCCCGAGCGGCGTCACGGTCACGCATCCACGCGAGATAGGCGACGTCCGCCTTGGTCATCTGCACCTTGTCATTGAAGGCTGTGCAGCGCGGACCATTCTCGTCCTGTACCCACTCCTTCGGGTATTCGGGCTCTTCGATGTCGTGGAAGAAGGCTGCCCCCGCGATCATGCACGGGGCGCCGGGTTTCGCCTTGGTGCAGTGGGCGCACCAGTGGGCATGGAAGATGTCGCCTTCGGTCCCATTGCTCGGGCGGTACGGTTTAGCCATGGTCGACACCCTCCGTCTCGGTGGTCAGGAGGGCGGCGCTGCGGTCCGGCCCCATGTCCCGCATGGCGAAGACGCGGACAGCGCCCTTGTCCAGGTCGTGGGCTTCCATGAGCCATTGCGGCTCGGGGTGGTATTCTGTGGCGCCGTGGTAGACCCGGATCGGGATGGCCCGGCGGGTGCCGTGCTCGCCGCGCCAGTTCGTGTAGGTGAAGACGAGCGGCGGCGGGGGCGGCTCCGGCTGAACTCCCGCGCGCCGGTCCAGCCAGTCGGCGGCCTCGGCGTAGCCCAGTTTCCGCAGGGAGTCGGACGTCATGTAGAACTTGTTTCCGTCATCGGTCCACCCCTTGGCCCGCCGGTCCTCCACATGCGCGGTCGGCGCGATGCCAAGGTCCACCATCTCGTCAATCGCCTTATCGGAAAGCCCGGACCAATGCTCGGCGGCGTCCTCGCGATCAATGCCCATGCTTCAGCCCTCCGTACCGGTGGTTTCGCCCTGCGCCTGCTGTGCGCCCGCTGAGAGGGCGGCGAGATACGCCTTGCGCTCATTGTCGTCATGCGGCTCGAGCTTCCAGTATTCGGTCGCCGTGATGTAGTCCCGCAGCGCTGCCTCTCGCGCCTCTGCGGCGGCAAGGGCGGCCTGCGCTGCGTCACGCTCGGCGATGGCCTGGGTGGCGCGGGCCAGGGCATCGTTTGCGCCTCGCAGCAGGAAAGCGATACACGGGTCGTGATCTTCGTCCTCGCAGGAGGTCAGGCGCTTGTGCTCCGCCTCCATCTCCGCGACGCGCGAGGACAGGGCGTCGAGCAGGTCGGCGGCTTGGTCCCTGTCAATGTTGGCCTTGGCGAACATGATGCGCAGTTCGAGGCGCCCGGCCTTGGTGGATGCGAGGTCATCAAACGCATCTTGGAAAGCGCCAAACACGCGTTCTTTGTCTGCGCGGCGACGGAGGTCTTCGGCGCTCATCGGCGCCGGGGTGTGGGAGGTGGTCATGGGGTCAGTCCTGCGAGCGTTCGTTGATGCGGCCGGTGACGAAATCCTCGGCGATGCTGTAGGCGCGACCTTCGGCGTCAGCGGGATCGTTGCAGAGCGGTACCGCTGCAACACAGCGGTCTTTGCGCTTTGGCGTGTGCCGGATCACCAAGGCATGGGAACCGGAGCGCGTCACGGTGTAGTGGCTGCTCTGCGTCATCCCATCGCCTCCCTGGGGGCGGGAGCGGAGGCCGAACCAACGGCGCGGCGCCCGTGCGCTTCGATCAGGGCGTTCGCCTGCTCCGCCGTCAGGCCGGACGCGATGTGTCCGTTCGGGCCGTGGATCGCCACCCGTTCGTCGCGCCAATCGCCGACCATGACGAACCATCCGTTGTCAGTCTCCCCGCTCTGTGCCGCCGGAGCGGCAGGAGAGGCGGAGAGGCGGCGCAGTTCATCCGCGGCATCATCCATGGCTTCGATCAGTTCATCGGTGTCCAGAGCCTCGTTGTTATCGAGCGCGGTGGAGAGCCTTTCGAGATGGCGGGCGATTTCGATGAGGTCTTGGGCGTCCTCCACCCCTCCCGGCGCTGCGGCGGGCGCAGAGACAGCGCGGGCGGCGGAGAGGCGCCCGGCCACCTTGGAAAGATCGAACCGGCCGTCAATGGTGACTGGACCGCTGGCGGAGAACTCTCCAATGAAGGACGTGCCATCCTCAGCTGACAGGGCGTCGTAAAGCGCACGCGCCATCTCTTCGGCTCCGGACGGGGCGGCCTCCACGGCGGGGCGGCGGGAGGCGGCGACAAACTGGCTGTGCCACCGCGCGTAGCTTTCGCACCATTCGGCATTGGGGTGCATGAGTGGGATTGGCGGCATCGGAAAGTCGGAGGCGGAGAGACCCGCTTCGCGGTGCGCCTGCCGTTCGGCTTTGGTGGTCATGGTGGTCTCCTCAGGCCGAGGGCGTGGCGGGGAAAAGCTTGGCCGCGCACAGGAAATCTTCGGGATCGACGTTCGGGAGGTCGATGTGCTGGCCGCCTTCGAGGATCGCGACCATCTCCGGGTAGCCGGTGCCGTCCGGATCGCGCGGCTCGGTGGGAACGGATTTGACAAACCGCATGGCGCCGTTCGGGTCGTGCCAGAGGACTATCGGGAGGGATGCCACGGCTTCCCGCAGCGCGTTGATCTGCTCATCGGTCATTTCGGTCTCCTCAGGCCGAGGGCGTGGCAGGATGACGGATGCTCGGGAACGGGTAGGCGCGGGTCTCGCCGTGCCACCACCCGTCCTTCGTCCACCTCCGACCGCAATCGGTGGTGACGATCTTCCCTTTGATGCGGGTGATGTGCTGGCGGCCCATGGCTTCCCCGTTGCGATTGACGGTTTCCACTTCATCGCCGACGCGGAAGGGGTACTCGGGAGGCTCCGGCAGCACGTAGGTTAAGTCGGTCATGGTGTCGGTCTCCTCGCTCTGCGCTCAGCGCGGAGCGGTGGGGGTGGTGAGTTGGTCGCGGACCATCTGGTTGGCTTTGAGGCGCCACTTCCCAGCCGGTCGCTTGAGTGCGGCGGTGATGAGAAAGCCGAGGTCGCTGACCGGGACGCGGAGAGCCTTGGCGATGTCGACCATGTCCTTGTCCTCGTTCCAGAGCTGCACGGCTCGTCGGATTTTGGCTTCGTCCATGGGGGCCTCACGCGCTTAGCGGCTTCGTGCCGGCGTCTGTCGCGTCGATCCGCGCCAGGAACTCAGTCAGGTCCAGCGTGTCCGGGCAGCGCTCGTCATCGGCGCGCGTGTCCAGGTGGTCGAACCGGTGCGCTTCCTTGGCGCGGCGGGTCTGCGCGATCTCGCGCGAGCTGGGGCGGCGGCTCATTCGGCGTTGTCCTCGGCGTAATCGGTTGCGCCGGCTGCCGGCATATCGGTCATGGCGGCGCGACGCTTGCGGTCCTCGTGGTCGGCAGCGAGGGCGCGTTGACCGGCGGCGCCGATGCGCTTCCAGAACGCGGCGTAGGCGCTGGTTCCGCGCTCGACCGCTTCTTCAGCCTCGGCGCCGAGGGCTGCAGGGTCGGGCCCTTCGCCGTTGTTCTCCGCTCCCAGAGGCTGCACGACGAACGGCTTCCGGCTTCCGCGCGTGGCGGTCAGGGCCAGCTTCCGCGGCCCGTCGATATGGCTCATGTGCGAGATGCGAATCCCGCCAACCTGCTGGCCGCCGAATGCGACCGTCTCGTCGCGGTAGAGGGTCATGGACCGGCCGGCGTAGGCGGCGCCGTCCGGGCCCCACAGGCTGACCAGCACGCGGCGCATGCTCTTGCAGGGCTTGTACGGCTTCCCGTCGTCACCCTCGAAATTAATGGCGATCGGCTGGTCGGCGGCGGCGAGGAGCGACACCCGCGTGACCCGGATCGTGCGCGGGCCGCCGATCAGGTCGTCAGCGTTCATCTGGTCGCTCTTGGGAGCGATCGTCTTCCTGATGTCGATCATATGCGGATCTCCATTTCGACGCGCCGCGCAGTCATCGGCATGCGCGCGGCGGCGGCGTGGTAGCGCTCAAGCGCGAGCGAGAGTCGATGCTCGAACGCCCCCGCAGCCTCGATGATGGCGTCTTGGGTCTTCGGGTCTGGATAGGCGCGGACCACGAACAGGGGCATGCCGCCGCAATAGCTGATGTAGTCCAGCCACTTCCGCCCGGACACGAGAAGCCCGGTCTGAACCTGGATGAGATGTTCGGCAGGAACCGTGCCGTTGACGATGGTCTCAGCCTGGAACTTCTGCCGACGGCTCTTGATCTCGATGAGCCCGTCATCCCCGACCAGTCCGTCGGGGGAATAGCCGATCGTGAACCCCCACCGGTCATTGGTGATGAAGCCAACCTCCTCGACGGGGGCGAACTTCTCGGCGTAGAGGGCGCGGGCGGCGATTTCGTCGTCCCAGCCGCGGATCATGTCGTCGCCGATATAATGGGGCTCGACATGCTTCGTGACCCGCTGGGCCAGCAGCTCGTAAAGGTGGGCGCGTTCCTTCTCATTGCTCGCGATCTTGAGCGTCGGCGTGATGATGAGTTTCATTTCGGAGGCGGTGAGGAGGCCGCAGCGGGCGGCGAGCCATTCATCGGTTCCTTGGACGAGCCCGTCGTGGTGGACGATGTGGGTCTTGCTGATGACGCTCATGCCGAAATTCCTTCCTGCGAGGCTGCATCCTTCGTCATGCGATCCCGCGCCCTGACCTTCTCGGCGACGGACAGGTGCCCGACGGACTGATTGCAGGCGGCGTGCGCCAGGACGAGGTTGCTGATGTGGTTGGGTCCGCCGTGGACAGCGGGCACGAGGTGCTCGACGGTGATGTCATCGCCGAGGGGCCGGCCGCAGAAAAAGCAGCCGTCGCCGTCGCGGGACAGCAGGGCGTTGATCTGGTGACGGACCTTGCCCTTGCCCTTGGCCTTGCGAGCGCCGACCGACCATGACGCTCCGGCCCGGAAGGCGGCGAACGCCTCATCGGCGCCACCCTGCCAGCTCGACACCTGCCCCTTGCCGTTCCGGTAGACCACACCGATTCCCTGCGGCGTCGTGAACCGGGCGACCTCGAAGGCGTTGGATGGGGCCAGCACTTCGGACCCGCGCGACACCAGGAAGTCCTTGAACTTCGGGAAGTGTTTGCGGAAGGCGTCCACGCTGGCCGGGAGGGTGGCGTTCATGCTGGCCCCGCTCAGTAGGAGATGCGGACGCAGGGCACCTCGCCCTTCGCGATCGCCTCGACCGCGGTGCGGGCGGCGCCCTCTGACAGCCCGGCGGCGACGAGTGCGTTCATCGCGGCGCGGTTGATGGACCCGCGGTGCGCCCGATCCTCCTCGCGGCGGCGCTGCGCCTCCTCCTCGGCCTTGCGCTCGTCCTCGACCCTCTGGCGCTCACGGCGCGCGGCCTCCTCCTCCCGCTGCCGGGCGCGCTCTTCGGCGGCCTTGCGGTCTTCCTCCGCCCGGCGCTCGGCCTCGATGCGGTCGCGTTCCGCTCGCTCCTCCGCCTCCTTGGCGCGGCGCTCGGCGTCCAGCCGGTCCCGCTCCGCCTGGGCAGCGCGTTCCTCGGCCTCGGCCTTCTCGCGCTCGACGCGGGCCTGCTCGGCAGCGGCGCGCTCACGTTCGGCCTGGGCCTCCCGTTCGATCCGCTCACGCTCTGCCGTGGCGGCACGTTCGGCCTCTTCCCGCTCCTGGCGGGCCTTCTCCTCCGCGTCGCGCCGGGCCTGCTCAGCAGCGCGGTCGGCGGCTTCCTGCTTCTCGCGCTCGATCCGCTCGGCCTCCTCGCGGGCGGCGCGCTCCGCAGCTTCCTGGCGCAAGCGTTCCAGTTCGGCGCGCTCGGCGTCACGCTGCTGACTCTCCAGCAGGGCGGAGCGCAAGCGGATCACGGCGGCCTCCTTCGCCTCGGCCGCTCGCTTGGCGAACTCCTGGAACCCGTCGGTCGGCGTGGCCTCGACCATAGCCAGCGTCTTTGCAATCTCCTCGGTGGTGCCGGGAGCCGCGATAGAGAACGCCGCGATCCCAGCCTCGTGCTGCTCGACGCGCTTCTCCTCCGCCGCCTCGAACTCGTCCAGCGGGCGCCGCACGTCGTCGCGCAGCTTGTCCAACCGGTCACGCACCACGCGCCGGTCGGCGTCGATCAGTGCCGCCTTCGCCTTGATGTCGGCGACCAGATCCTTGCCCATATCGTCCAGGGCGGTCTTGCTGCGCGCCACCTTGTAGGCCAGCGAGGCGATTTCCTTCCGACCCTTCGGCGCGCTGACGTCCAGCGTGGCCGCCGTGGCGCGGGCTTCGGCCTCCAGCTTGGTCAAGATTTCGTCCACGCCGCCTGGGGCGAAAACCTTGGTCGGCACGAGCGCCGTCACGTTCACGACGGCGATTTCGGTCTTGGCTGCTTCGAGAGTTTCGGACATGGCGATTCCTCATTGTCCGCGGCGGCGGCCGGCGGAGCGGCGTTGGTCAGAGCCGGGTGGCCGGCTGGAAATTCAGGCGCTCCAGGTGGGCGATCGCGCTTTCGAGGGCGGCGCGTTCCGCCCGCTCCATCTCGGCGACGATCTGCTGGACCTCGGCGGCGGTGTAGGCGAGCGGCTGGCCGGACGCGGCGGCGGCCTTGGCGTCGAGCTGGAGCCGGGAAAGGCCGATGGCGAGGAGCGTCATGTCCTGGCCTCCGCTTCCCGGCGGCTGAGGTAGCTGCGCAGCTCGTCCCAGCCGGTCACGTTGTCCGGGTCCTTGTCCTTCATCGTGCCGCGGACGTCGCCTTGCAGGTCTTCCAGCGCATCGCGTACAGTCCCCACGCTCAGTTTCATGCTGGGGAACTGCCGGCACTTGTCCCCGACCGCATCGCTCAGCGCGAAGTCGAAAGTCCGGACCGCGCGAAGCAGCTTCGCCAACGTCTCGGCCTCTTCCAGGTCGAGCTTGGACATGTGGGCCATCGTCAGTTCCTCCGGCTGGCGGCGCGGGGCACCAGCATGGACACTCGCGAGTCCATTTCCCGCAGCGCGTCGCCGATGTCGTTGGTGATCGCGATGGGCGCCGACCCCTGAAAGACGGTGATGTCGCGCGCCGTCACTTCGATCGACAGGAAGCTGCCCGGCACCCGGCGCGTGTGGGTGTCGCGGTGGCGCAGGATGCCCTGCACGGCTTGGAAGGCGCGGGATAGGGAACAGATCGGCATGGCCGGCGCAGCGGCGACGCGCAACAGAGGATTGCTCTCGGCCCGACGGTGGATTTCTGCGTCGAAGATCGCGCGGGCCATCAGCAGGTCGGCGTCGTCCAGGGCGTTGAAGAAGGCTGCGGTGCGGCTGTCCGGCGCGTCGGAGGGGGTGATGGGGAGGGCGGCGTAAGCGGTCAGGACGGGCATGGCGTGCTCCTTGCTCCTGTGGTGTCGGCTGGCGGCAACGGGCGTCGATGCGCCCGCTTCCGGCAGCCGGCGGGCGCCTGGATGCACCCGCCGACCGGTTCGCCCGCCGTAACGACCTGCCAGGGTTGGACGGCGGGGAAGGGGATTTCTCAGGTGCCCAGCGGAAGGGCGGCGGGCGCAATTGCCGATGGCGCCCAATACTTCCGGGTCTCCGGAGCCCGAATGCCCCTGCTGCGCAGCATCGCGGAGGCCACATCCTTCTCGATGGCGGTCGGCTCTTGCGGCAGCGACCAGTTGCGGATGCCGGCGATCAGGTCCGAGACGGCCATGGCGGTCTCGGCGTCGTCCGCCAACCCGATCAGCGCGCCGGTCGGAAGGTGCGTGAGGCGCCAGCCGTCGTGGTCGCGGTGGACCGCAAACGGGCCGCGGGCCTTGCCGCTGGTCACCGGCTGCGGGCCGCGGTCGGTCGCGATCCAGTAGGGGTAGGAGAGCCAGGATTCGCGCGGGGCGGTGGAGTTCAGCATGGCAGGATTCCCAGGAGGGCCATGAAGGCGGCGACGGAGACAGCCGTGGAGGTCCAGACGGCGACCCGGAAGAGAAAGAGGCCCGTCGCGCGCAGGTCGGCGAGCGTGTTCGCCACGGGATCGGCTTCGGAGGGGAGGGGGCGCATCAGGCGGCCTCCGGCTTGCCGAAGGCGCCGCAGAAGCCGTAGGTCTGCGTCAGGATCGCGGCCCCGCCGTCCTCGCTGCCTTCGTCGTCGCGGACGCGGACCCACCGCCACGCCATGCACCCGGAGGCGATGCAGTTGCAGTTCTCGACCCCGTAGTGTTCGGAGCCGGCCCGATTGGCCGTGGCGCACATGCCGCCGTCGCGGTTCGTCACGCCCGTTTGGCGAGCATGCGGGCACCACTTCGTGCGGGCCTGTTCTTCGGTCATCAGCATTGGGTGTCTCCCTTGGTCTCGGCTATCGCCCCGGTCCCGACGTGTCAGGGCCATTGCGAGAGCCGGCGGCGTGTGTGCCGCTGGCTGAGGGTCAGAAGTACGGGGTGAGAGCGACACCCATCCGGATCGCCGGGCCTGGGTGCTTGGCGGCCAGCCAATCAGCGGCTTCCGGCCCACCTTCCGCGATGTCATCGGCGAGGATCACGCCCTCGTCCCAATTCATGCGTGACGCCCGGTGAAGGTGTCTGGCCGCCCGCTCGCAGTCGCAGTGGGCGCGAAACACGCCGAAGTCTCCTTCCCAGATTTGGGCAATGGACCGGTACCGTTCGCCGGCCTCGATAGTGACCCCGCAGTGATCGCAGACGTGCTGCTTCTTGGCCTTCACGATGCGGTCGCTGAGAAGCTGGTCGTGCATCGCTGCCTCCTGTCGTGTGTCTGGTATGTCTGAGTGTCGGGTAGCCGGTGGCTTGTCGTGCCAGCCACCGGTAGAGGTCAGGCGGCTTCCTTGAGCTTTTCCAGGTGGCTCGACACTTCGTCCGGTTCGGCCATTCGCCACACCTGCACGCCGAACCCGCGAGCCAGACGGCGGAACTTCTCGGCGGTGGCGACGTGGAGCTTGCTCTTACCAAACTTCCGGCTGTCCGGCGTGACCCACTGGCGGGTGAAGAACACGCGCGTCGGGAAGCGGCCCGGCTTGTGGACGCTGACGACGGTCAGGATCATTTCGCCCATCGCGTCCGCCACCTCTTCAGCGTCGGGCGCCTCGAACGCCGGGACGTAGACAGCGCGCAGGCCGGGCTTCCATGTCAGCGACGTTCCGATGCCGTCCTCATCCATGGAGCGGTGGATGTCGCGGACGAAGGGGTAAGCGACGCTGAACACCGCACCCTCGGAAAGCTCTGCGCGCTCAGTCTGGCTCACGGCTATCTCCTATCGTGTTGTCTGTGTCTTCCCGGATATGATCCGGGAGGGAGGGGGTCAGGCGGCCATGGACAGCAGGTCTCTGGCGACCGCGACCGGATCGAAATCGACAAGGGCCTTCTCTTCGCCTCCCCACCGTGAGCAGATCCCCAGAGCCTCGCGGGCCTTCAGGTCGGCAATCTCCCGGTCCATGTCGCCGCCTGTCGCAAAGCGGTCGGCGCAGGCGTCAATCCAGTCGTCCTTGGTCATCACGCGCCCTCCGTGCCGGTGGCGATGGCGGGATGAGCGGGGAGCGGCTTGAAATGGCAGTTCGCGAGCCGCTCCACGTACGGCCAGCATCCCGGCTTCTGGAAGCACGCGAACAGTCCGCATGGCGTGTAGCCGATCACCATGCGTTCTCCGTACGAGCGCTCGGTGTCGCTGATGTCGCTGTTTGCCCCGGCGACCAGAACCATGGACCCAACGGGCGGATACCCATCAGGGGCCGCGGGCGCCGCCGTCACGCCCAGAAGCGCGTCGATCTGCTCCGGCGTCTCGGTGACGTAGATCGTTTCATCCAGCATGTTGACCACGCTTGCGGCCGGCGGAATGCGGTCCTGCTCGATTGCCGACCGGTATGTCGTGATGCAGGCCGGATTGAAGCGGATTTTCATTTTGTTCCCGGCGCTGGTCAGCGTGATGAAATGCGGCTTGCTGGTCATGGTGTCTTCCCCCGTGTGTCCTGCGCCCCTCTCCGAAGAGTTCCCGCGGCAGCCGACGCGCAGCGCCGCGGGAGAGTTTCGGATGGGAGGAAACGCAACCAAGAGCGCCATCCCTATTCGGGCTGGCTCCGTCACCTGTTCGGGCTGCCGGGTGGCTGTCTGAGCGGGTGGCGTGGAGACATACAAGCATTCTTGTAGGGAGGCGTCAACAAGAAAACTTGTGAGGATAAAATTTCTATCCTCGTCATACTCGCCGCGGTGGCGCTTGAAGACGGGCGCTCGCCCCGGTATGCCTCACCGAGAACGCCGCCACGTCACCGCTTTCACCAGGAGCGCCCCATGCCCCGCAGCCTCAGCGTGCTTTATTTCGCTTGTCACGAAACCTTAGAGTTTGATGATCTCAGGATGCTCACCAAGGCCGGACACAAAGTATTCAGTATAGGGTCGTTCGGCGACAAGAGCTGGAAGGACCAATCATTCCGTGGGGCAGGAGACGAACTGGAAAAAGCTTTCCACCAGAAGGAGCTTTTCGAGCAGTTCGAAAAGACGGGATGTTCCATCCGAGCGCGGAGCGTTACGGCGGAGTTCTGCAAGAACTTCGATGTCGTGATCGTCAATCACCATCCGATCTGGTTCACTTCGAACCGCGATGCGTTCGGCGATCTGCCGGTGGTCATGCGCACCATCGGCCAGTCCACCCAGGAGGTTGAGGAGGAGTACCGAGCGTTCCAGGACCGCGTGAAGATCGTCCGTTATTCCCAGACCGAGGCCGAGCGCCCCGGCTGGGCGAAGACTGACGCAGTGATCTACTTCGGCAAGTACCCCGGTGATTATCAGGCGTGGCGCGGCGGATCTGGCGGCCTGTCGTTCCACAATGCCTTCGCGCCGCGGAACGCCATTTCCTATCCGGACGTCGGCGGGTGGCAGCGGTTCAATGAGCGGGTCCAGAGCCGGCTGTTCGGAGCTTGGAACGAGGGCATCCCGAACTCAAGCGGCTTGGCGCCTCACGGTGACATGGCGCGGCTGCTGCAGGAGGCGTCCTACTACTTCTACATCTACACGCGCCCGCCGTCTTACACGCTGTCGGTTCTGGAGGCGATGATGGCCGGCACTCCGATCCTGGCCCCGTCCGACAAGTTCATACTGGACCAAGGGTGCCCGGTGGACGACGGCTGGGACCCGTCTCGTTACGAGGTGCCAGCCTTTCTGGACGATGGCGGCGGCGCTCTCTACGACACGATCGCCGACGCTGCGGATCTGGCCCGGGAAATCCAGGAAGACAGCGAAAAAGCGGCGGCGGTGTCGGCCGCCGCGCGCGCTAACGCGGTCATGCGCTTCGACGCCGAGAAAATCGGCGCGCAGTGGAACGAATTCCTTCTCTCGATCTGCTGATGGGCATCTCGGCGGAGGGGCGGCAAGCGGAGGCGCCTTCGGGCGCCCTTCGCGTTTCCTAGTCGCGCGCTGCTGCGCCGGTCTATCACTCCGCCGCGACGGCTACCTCACAGCAAGGGGCCTCCGACCTCGGCGTGGCCGCCCTGAAATACTCCATCACGTAGACCCGTACGGCGCTGGAAAAGCTGTCGATGTCCTGGGCATCCAGTTGACTGGCGAGGCGGGTGCACAGCTTGCTCACCGTCAGGCCTTCCCTCCGTGCGATCTCCGCCAGGGCATCCCAGAAGGCCGCCTCCAGCCGCATACTGGTGCGCTTTCCGGCGACACAGACGTTCTTGAGCATTTTCGAAGACATGGCTTCCCCGCCGCGTGTCTGGTTGCATCCATATGTGTGCACCGTCACGGAGCCGAAAAACATGTGATGGATCTCACATGAAAAGCGCGCCTTCATGCCGGGGGCGGCAAGGTCACAACGGAATTGCCGTCAGCCCGCAATCGCCCTGGCCGATCTGGCGTGCCCGCGTCTCGAAGTCTGCGCGCTCCTCGTCCTCGGGCTCCCTGACGACAAGGGCGTCCCGGCGCTCTGCGTGAGGGCTCCCCAGCAGCATGGCAGCAGCAACGGCGCGCGCCCGGCCCGCGTCCCGGGCCGAGACGGCCGCCCGACGCCGGGAGTCCTCCACGATGAAAAGGCGGCGAGGCTGCTGAACGGGCATGGCGAACTCCACAGTCTGTTCGCATTATGTTCCCGTTGGGCGGCGTCGGTGTCAAGCGCTCCTGTCCGTCGATATGCCACATCTAGCGCAACGCATGCGGCATCCTGCCGCACGCAAACCACATACGCCTGCAACCTTATGGAAACACAGAGGGTGGGGAGCGCTTCGCATATTCTTGTATGTTGCCAGTTCAGGACGGTTACGTGATTGAAATGAAAAAACTCTACCAAAGAGAGATCGTGAGTCTGTAGAGTTCAGTCCCGCCTTTGCCCAAAGGCGGAAGAGGTCGGAAAGGGTGGCTAGACCCAAACCGACCCCTCAGAGTCCCACCTCACCGGGTATTGCTGCGGCGCATAAGCGCTGTTGGCCTCAACTCACCGTCCGCGCCCTACCGGCGGGCATCGGTGACTGTTGCACGGGAGGAGACGCTTTGGGAACCCTTAATTACATACGGGAATATGTGCGTCGCAAGCCCTCACCGGGGTAGGCATACCCCTTTATGCAAATGGGCTGAAATTCCTATCGATGGGACTGCCGTCATCAGTTATGGACTGACTCGCGTCCTTATGGCACACTGTGTTCACTTTTCGTTCGGGAGGAAGCGTAATGGCCGGCGCTGAAGATCGGTTGGAGAGAGGAGAGCGCGAGAGCGGGGATGCCCGGCTTATGCGGATCTGGGGCCGTCTCAGCGAGCAGCAAAAGGGTCAAGCCCTGGAAGCGCTTGAGCAACTCACTTTGCCGGAGGGAACATCCGCTCCAGCATGTCGGCAACCGCATGCTTCTGCTCATCGCCCAGGCGGGCCTTTATAGCTTCGAGCCGCTGGTCAGCGCTTGACGTGATGCGGGCCGGCGGCGGCGGCTCCGGCTCCCCTTCGCCGCTTTCGAGCCACAGGACGGATACGCCCAATGCTGCCGCAATCCTCACGATGTGCTTGGTGCCCTGGTTCTCGCCGTTCTCTATCTGCCCGATGAGCTGCTGGGTAACGCCAACTTCTTTCGCAAGCTTGGCCTGCGAAAGCTTGCGCTCCGTCCGAATTTTGAGAACACGTTCACCGATCGACATGGGGCGGAGCCTACCAGCAACCTTGTGAGCATTCCCGACAAGACTTCTTGTTGACATGCCCACAAGAATGCTTGTATCGTCGGCGTCATGAAGCACGAAGCCACCCCCCTTGAGCATGCAGTCGGCCTCGCTGGAGGGCAGGCGGCGCTTGCTCGAAAACTCCGTGAGGCGCGCGGCCTGAACGTTCAGCAGGGTCATGTCTGGTACTGGCTGAACAAGTCCGGGAAACTGCCGCCGCAATACGCGGCGGATGTGGAAGCCGTTACAGGCGTGTCGAAGAACGATCTCCGCCCCGACGTCTTCGGGAGGGATGCGTGATGGAGACGCCGTGTGTCTATTTCATCCAGGTCCAGGAGCCTGACGGGATGGCTGGGCCGATCAAAATCGGATGCTCGGTTAACCCGAGCAGTCGCATCTCGGCGCTTTTCGGTTGGTGCCCTTACCCCCTGTCCATCATCGCCACAGCGCCGGGGTGCCGGGTCGCGGAAGGGTTCCTTCATAAGCGATTTGCGCAGCATCGTATTCATGGCGAATGGTTTCGTCCTGAGGAGTCGCTTGTGGCGTTTGCTCGCGGCCTGGGGATCGGGGGCACGCTTCCTGAGGACATACCGAACACGGTTGGATCGCAATCCGGCGCCGCGAATCCAAGCCACTCCATCCTGACTGCAGCCCTGAGGCGAGCCGGGATGTCGGTGCGGGATCTTGCCGCGGGCATGGGGGTTCCGGAGCCGACGGTAATCCATTGGGCCCACCGCCTCCCCGAGCACCGGGCCGTACAGGTTGCCGAGCATCTGACCTCCATCGGCATCCCGACGTCTCCGCTCGACTTGTTCGAGCGCTTTCCCAAAGCCAACGCATAGGAGCCGCAGCCATGGCTGACCACGCCTGCCTGCTCGCCGCTTCGCGCCAAGACCCGATGGGCGGGCAAAGCTCCGCCCATTCTACCATGGCCCCAGCCTACCGGCCCGTCCGTGAGCGTGTCATTCGCGCATGCGGTCGGACTCCCTCCCCCTGGCGGAGTGGCCGTTACCACTTCGGCGCGACGGCTCGCATCGCCGCAACGACCGGCCTCATGCTGGGGAGTCTCTTCCTTCTCACGTCGGCCCTGACCCGCTTCGTTTGGGCCGCGCTCGGGCTCTGAGCCCAACCCGCCGCGCTCCAACCGGAGCGCGAACGCAAGAACGCCGGCCCAGGATTGCACCCCGCGGGCCGGCGTCCAGACTGAAAGGCAGAAACCATGCAGATCAGTGCCAATCAGCAAGCCGGAGAATGCCATGGGATGGCGCCCCCGGTCCAGCCCGCCGAAGGTTCCGCGGCCCTGACGGGCCTCGTCGCCCAAGTCGCGCGGCTGGTCGCGTGCGGCCATCCCGACAAGGAGATCGCGACCACGCTGAAGGTCCCCAACCAGTCCGTGAAGAATGCCGTACGGGCGGCCAAGCGAGTTCTCGGCGTTCAGGGCAGGGCACAGTTCGCGACCGTTTTGAAGATCCGCAGCGCCGATGCCCAGGCCTTCCCTCTCTCGCCGCGCCATGAGTCGGTGCTGGCCCTGTTTTCCGACGGCAAGAGGAACAAGGAAATCGGCCGAGCGCTCAGCATCTCTGCCGAGACCGTTCGCTCGCACATGTCCGAGATATTCCGCCGGACCGGCTCGAAGAACCGCGTCCAGGCCGCGGTCTGGTGGCGCTCCCGCGCGACCCAGGCCGGTGCCGCCACCTCCCCGCAGATGGAGGCGTGACATGGGTCCGTCACTCACCCACAGCGCTCCGCAGGCCGCCCAGGTCTCCGGGTGCCTGCCCGGAGAACACGCGGGCCTCAATGGCGCCAGCGGCGGCGCGCAGAAACGCTGCCCTGGCCGGCGTGACCGCCTCGACCTCGGCGGCGCGGATGCGGATCAGCGTCGCCAGGATCAGGGCGTCGACGGGGTTTTGGATCGGATCGTTCGTGTTCATGGCGTCTATGCTGCACACGCACACGTTGACCGGTCCACCGGAAAGCCCCGACAGATCATGTCGTTACGCCGACAGAAGATGTCGGAGGAGCAGGACGAGGCCGCTCGGAAAATGTCGAGCGACCTGAAGCGCTACTTCGTGACCAAACACGGAGGAGCCTGCGTCGCGGCGAAGGTCGGCGCCGACTATGGCGTGTCCACGCGCACCGCCGAGCGCTGGATCAGCGACCTTCCACCCGCCCGGACCCTGGCCGTCATGCGCGAGAGGGAAGGCGAGCGGTTCCGTCGCGTGCTGGCTGGTGCTGACGTCGGTGTCCTGCGCTTCCGCCGGCCGCGCGGCTCCGACGTGCAGGGGGTGGCGTGATGGCTCTCAGCAAAGCCCGCCGCGAACAAAGCGCAGCCCTGCAGGCCATGATTGCCCCGCTCCATGCGCAGGGCCTGACGAGCGCCGAGATCGGGAAGCGGATCGGGACATCCTCCAGGACCGTCGGCAATCACCTTGCCCTCATGGGCCTGAAGGGAAACGGATCCGCGCTCCGCATCCCCAAGACGCTTCGCCGATCCCTGGCCGTCGTTCAGCCCCGGCAGGAGGAAGACGACGCGCCACCCGGCCCGGAGTGGATCATGTCTCGAGCGGAGATCGTCGCCAAGGAGCAGGCCAAGAAACACCTGATCCGCGCCATGGGCGACCGTCCGACCGAGGCCCAGACGCGCCAGCTTTTCGAAGTCTCCCATCGCCTCGACCTGGACCGACGCGCCCGCTCCGCCCTGCGGAGGATTTCGCAATGACCCGTTGCGCCGTGATCGAAATGCCCGCCCCGCCGAGCGCCAACAACCTGTTCAAGAACGTGCGTGGCGGTCGCGTGCCGACCCCCGCTTACGACGCTTGGAAGCAGGCTGCCGTCTGGAAGGTCAAGGCACAGCGTCACGAACCTATCCACGGCCCGGTGACTATCCTGGTCGAGCACGGCAAGCGCGCCGGGCGCGTCGACACCGACAATCTGTTCAAGGCCCCGCTCGACCTCCTGGTGAAGCTGGGCCTCATCGAAGACGACAACGCCAACATCGTGGCCGAGCTGACCGGGCGCCCCAACGTGCCGGGCCTGACGGGCTGCCGTGTCACGATCACGCAGAAGGAAACCCCGTGATGACCATCACCGCGAAGAGGCCCAGGGCGGCCCGCGAGACCAACTCGACGCCCGTCGCCCGCCTGACCATCGATTCCCCCGTCCTGCTGCGCGCCGTAAAGGCGGTCTCGCTCGTCGTGGCCCGCAGCAACACCATCCCGATCCTGTCCAACGTCGCGATCAAAGCCGACCCCGCCGGCACCGTGCGCCTCTGGGCGACCGATCAAGACATCGCGATCCTGCGCACGACCCCCGCCGACGTGCCGGCGGCGTTCGGAACCACCGTCGGAGCCAAGACGCTCGCCGCAGTGCTTGACGCCATCTCGCCCGGACCGGTGACGCTGGAGCCGAACGGCGCGGCCATGCGGGTCGCCATCACCGCCGAGGATGTGACAGGCGAGGTGTTCGCGCTCCCCATCGAGGACATGCCCGACGCTCCGGCCGTCCAGACCGACAAGCCGTTCCAGATGCCGGCCGGCGACCTGCTTCGGCTGTTCGAGTCCGTCAAGCACTGCATCAGCACCGAGGAAACCCGCTACTACCTGAACGGCATCTTCCTGCGGCGCCACGGTGGCACTCTGCGCGCCGTCGCCACCGACGGCCACCGGATGGGCATCGCCAGCATCGCGTCGCCCGTGGACGGCGATCACAAGGACCTGGACTCCGGGGTCATCATCCCGCGATCGGCGGTCGGCATGGTCCTGCGGCTGCTGGCCGTCCTGCCGGAAGCGGCGCCGGTCACGCTGACCATTCCGAACGGGCCGGACAAAGCCGCGCGCATGGCCTTCTCCTGGGAGCACGGCGGCGAGACGACGGAGATCGTCACCCGGCTCGTGGACGGCACCTATCCCGACTACGAGCGTGTCATCCCGAAGGACACGACGAAGGCCTTCACGGTCTACCGGGCCATGCTGCGCCGGGCGCTGAAGACGGTCGGGCCGGCGCTGACCTGCGACAGCAAGGGCGTGAAGCTCACGCTGAACAAGGCGTCCCTGCAGGTCTCCGCCTCCTCCCCGCAGTTGGGCAGCCTGTCCACCCGCGTCACGGTCGCCAGCACCGACGTCGGCGAGATCGGCTTCAACGCCCGCTACGTGGCCGAGATGCTGGACGCCTTCGACGGCGAAGCGGTGACGTTCCGCTTCGAAGACGGCGCCATGCCCTGTGTGGTGGAGCCGGCGGACGATGGGCGCCCGAGCGAGCAGCAGGACCGCGTATCGCTGCGCCAAGTCCTCATGCCGATGCGCGTTTGAAGGAGGCCGACATGAGCAAGATCGGCCACAACAAGCCGCCGTCCGACGCGAGCGACGTCGGCGGCGGAAAGCTCGGTCGGGGAAAATGGCTCCGCGTGCGGAAGCCGCTGTCGCAGCGCTTCGCCGAGAAGGTCTCCGTCAATCCGATCACCGGGTGCCATGACTGGACCGGCTGCATCAGCAGTGGATACGGCCAGATCAGCAGCGAGGATTCGAAGCCGGTTCTGGCGCATCGAGTGGCCTACGAAATGGCCTATGGGCCGATCCCGGAAGGCCTGCACATCGATCATCTCTGCCGCAATCGACGCTGCGTCAACCCCGAGCATTTGGAAGCTGTGACCGTCCTGGAAAACACCTTGCGCGGCGCGCTTGGGATCGTAACCCGAGCAAAGGCGTCACTCCAAACCCACTGCAAGCGCGGACACCCATTCTCTCCGGAGAATACCGGCATCGACCATCGCGGGCATCGATTTTGTCGCGCCTGCCAGTCCGATGCCATCCGCCGCCATCAGAAACAAAACCACGCGCACCGCATGGAAATGCAACGCACCCGGCGCGCTGAACAGAGGGCCGCACGATGAGTGATGTCGGTGGAATAGCTGCTGATCGCCTGAAATCCTTCGTCTTCCGCATCGAGAAGCTGGAAGAAGAAAAGAAGGGGCTAACCGACGATATTCGCGAAGTCTACGCAGAAAGCAAAAGCGCGGGGTTTGACAATAAAATTCTTCGCCAAATCATTCGTCTTCGCAAGATGGATAAGGCGGACCTGCAAGAGCAAGACGCGATACTTGAGTTGTATCGCGAAGCGCTCGGGATGACGTCATGAGCGCCGCCGCCCACTGGCTTTCCCTCCGCCGCGCGCTGGTGCATGCCCGCGCCGCGAAGGGGCTCCATCAGGAAGCCGTCGCCAAGGATCTGCGCTGCACCCGGCAAGCGCTGTCCGCCTGGGAGAAGGGCGTCAATTTCCCGCCCGCCGACAAGCTGTTCGCCTGGGCCGCGCTCGTCGGCGTCCGCATCACCCACGAACACCTCTCGCAAAGCGCAATGGACGATTGCGCGAAGGAGGCCGCATGAGCAAGGCACGCCTCGCGTCCGACCTGGAGCACGCCGTCCTTCTCGGCGTCGCCCAGCACAAGATGTACCGGGAGATCGCCGAGTCCCACGGGGTCACGAAAGAGGAGGTTCGGGCTTGCGCCGCCAAGCTGGCCGCGCGCCTCGGCTGCTCGACCAAGCTCGACCTGATGGAGCGGGCGCAGGCTCTCGGCTATGGCGGGCGCTTCACTGAGCCTGCGGCCGGAGAGCGGTCGCGGCCGGCATTCACGGGGATGCCCGCGCATCAATCCCAGGTACTCGAAGCCCTCGTGAAAAACGCGGAGGCCAATGGGGCCGTCCCGATGACCTACCGGGAGCTGACGGAGGCTTCGGGCCTTTCGGACCCCCGCACCACCTCCGATGCGGTCCATGGGCTTGCTCGGCGTGGCTTGGTCAAGCGGCAGCCGCACTGTCCGCGCTCGCTCCACCTCGTGGTCGCCAAGCTCAACCCTCTGCGCTCCGTGGCGGTGCCAGCATGACCCCCGCCATGCTCTCCCTGCTCCGCGCTACGCCGGGCCAACGCGACGTGCAGGGCGCCCGCCTGCCCAGCATCGCCGAGCGCGCCGGCCTCGACCTGCCCGAGGCCAAGGCCGTCATGCAGGCGCTTACCGGCGGCGGCTTCGTCAATCAGCAGCGCGTGCCGCGCGACTTCCTCTATTTCCGCACGCCCGAGGGCGACGCGGCTGCGGCGGGAGGGGTGTGATGAAGCCCCTCTTCTGCGACTGGTGGCGCACCCAGCGTGAGCTTAGCGCCACCTACGCCGCCTACTACGCAATCGGTCGGGCGGTCATCGCCGGTACCTGTCCCCGATCTGCCGCACTGGAGGCACTGAATGGTTGAGCGCGTCGAGATTGGCGATGCCGTGCTGTATTGCGGGGATTGCCGGGAAATCCTGCCGACGCTGAGCGGGGTTGATGCGGTTGTCACCGACCCGCCGTACGGCATTTTGAACCTTGAAGGCGAGGGGTCAACGCCTGCCGTAAGGAAGTCGCCGCGCCAGCAGGGCTCCGGAAAGCTGAAGGGGCGGCTGCTGAACACCTCTGACGTGAAATGGGACATCGCCCCATCAGACGAGGTGTTCGACCTGATCCGCCGGGTGTCGCGAGACCAGATCATTTGGGGGGGGAATTACTTCAACCTCCCGCCCGCTCGCGCCGTTCTGGTATGGGACAAGGAGCAGCCGTGGGAGAATTTCTCTCAGGTTGAGGTGGCGTGGTCATCGCTCAACAGGCCGGCGGCAATCTTTCGTGAGAGCGCAACGCGCGGCACGCCAAACAAACAGCACCCGACGCAAAAGCCCCTTTCGCTAATGCTGTGGTGCCTTGGCCTTCTGCCGTCCGTGGGCTCGGTGATCGACCCGTACATGGGTTCCGGAACCACTGGCGTTGCGTGCGCCAAGCGTGGCGTGTCGTTCGTCGGCATCGAGCGAGATGCCCGCTACTTCGGCATCGCCTGCCGCCGCATCGAAGAAGCCTACAAGCAAGCTGACCTCTTCGTCCCTGCGCCTGCGGCTAAGCCCGTCCAGACGGCCCTCTTCTGCGGGGAGACCGCCCCATGACCCCCGCCACCGCATCGGCCATGGCCGAGAACGCGCGCCTGATGCGCGAGCACGGCGACGATCTGCCCAAGCGGCCGGACCTCTGGAAGCGCTACCAGACCAACCGGGCGACGATCCAGCGGGCCGAGCAGGAGCAGGCCAGGAAGAAGGGGGTGCGGCGATGACGACTCCCTCCTGGCCATTCGGCGACCTGCAGCGCGGGGCATACGGCGTCATCCTTGCCGACCCGCCCTGGAAGTTCCGAACGTGGTCGGCGAAGGGCGACGGGAAGCCCTGTCCCTATCCGACCATGAGCATCGGCGAAATCGCCGCGCTCCCCGTCGCCGATCTGGCCGCTCGCGACTGCCTGCTGGTGATGTGGACGACAGCGCCTTTCCTGGCCCTCTCGCTGGATGTGCTGCGGGCCTGGGGCTTCCGGTACAGCACGGCGGGGAGCTGGGCGAAGCTGGACGGCGAGGGACAGCCGGCCAAGGGTACCGGCTACTACTGGCGCTCCAGCTCCGAACCGTGGCTCGTCGGCGTCAAGGGTCAGCCCGGCCGTGTCCGAGGGGTGGCTATCCCGAACAGCATCATCGCCGAGCGCCGGGAGCACTCCCGCAAGCCCGACCGGCTGCACGCCGATCTGGAGCGCATGTATCCGGCGGCACGCAAGTGCGAGCTGTTCGCCAGGGCGGCGCGCGAGGGCTGGGACGCCTGGGGGAATGAGGTCGGGAAGTTCGCCGCCGCCCCGGCCCCGACCTTGCCGCTCGTCGCCGCGGAGTGACCGGCCATGCCCACAACCTCTCTCCAGGGACACGCCATGAGCGCCACCATCCGCACCATGCTTCGCGGCGACGTGCCAGCGGTCATCGAGATCCTGCGCGACTGCCACCGCCAGCCCGGCGGCGCGATCCCCCAGCGCTACGCGACCGACCTGCGGGACGTGCTGTTCGATAGCCTGGCCGGCATCACCCTGCACGTGCCCCAGGTGATCGTCGCCACCGTCGGCGAGGAAGCCCGCGTCGTCGGCGCCATCGCCTTCCGCCGGTCCTTCATCTCCGCTGCCGGCTGGGACATCGCCTATTGGGGCGTCGCCCCGCAGTTCCAGGCCGCAGGAATCGGCGGGCGCCTGCTCGACGCGGCGCTGCGTCACGTCCAGAACCGGGCCGAGCCAGATCACTTCGTCATGGCCCGCACCGGCCGCCCGGACGTCTTCGAGCGGCGGGGGTTCCAGGCCGTCACCGCGGCGCCGAACGCCCTCATGCTGGCGTGGGTTCGGGACCTGCGGGCGGCTGGGCTGGCGCAGGCGGCGGAGTAGGGGGCATGGCCTACCAACGCGACGCGGCGCACGACATCGCCCTGGAACACTGCCTGTGGGCGAAGTTCCAAGGCCTGTCGCCGCGCACCGTGATCCGCTCTGTCGGCGCCCCGGTCCTGACCCGCGAGGCCCCGCAGTGGGGCGACGCGCTCAGCAGCGTCCGGGCCGCGCTGTTCCTGATGCGGCATGAAGAGAGGGCCATTTGATCCATGGGCAAAGTCCGGCGCGTCGACCTGTCCCCCGACGAATGGCTTGTGGGCGCGGCAACGCTGCGGCCGGACGAGCGCGGCTGCTACATCACCGTCTGCTGTCTGATCTACAGCTACGGCGGCCCGATCGACGACGATGATCGGGACCTCGCGAAGCTGTGCAACACGACGATTGAGAAGTGGCGCCGCATCCGCGCATCGCTGCTCGCGCGCCGCAAACTGTTCCTCAGAGACGGGAAGCTGAGCAACCGTCGGTGCGAAACTGAAATTGCTCGCGCCGCCTCCCGGCCGCCTCTGGAAGAGTGGCGGCAAATCCGGGCGGTCGTCTTCGAGCGTGACAACTACACCTGCCGGTACTGCGGGAAGAGGGGCGGACCGCTTGAGTGCGACCACGTTATCCCCGCCTCCGTTGGCGGGGCGGCGACCGAAGAGAACCTCGTCACAGCGTGCCGTCCCTGCAATCGAGCAAAGGGCGCCAGGACACCGGAACAATGGGGGGTGGCATGAGCAAGGCGCCTTCTATGCCGGTGTTCACCGATGCTCTGCTCGGGGACACCACGCACCTCTCTACGGAGGAGTTCGGCGCCTATTGCCTCATCCTGTTCGTGACGTGGCGCAACAACGCGGACCCCTTCCCGGATGATCCGGTGCGGATGGCGCGCATCTGCCGCGTTTCGGTCAAGCGGTGGACGGAGCGTCTGCGGCCGATCCTTGCCAGTTTTTTCGACCTGTCGGAAGGGACGTGGCGGCAGCATCGGCTCGAAAAAGAGTGGCGGTATGTGCAAAAAGTGTCGGCCGTTCGCAGCAAGTCCGGGAAGCTCGGCGCTGAGGCTAAGTCGCTGAAAAACAACAATACCGCTCAAGCAAATGCATCAGCGGAGCTTAAGCAAAACGCAAGCACCCACACCCACACCCATACAGTACTTACCTCAATAGCTGACGCTATTGAGGACTCCCTCAAATCGGCCCCCCTGGGCCATGACCCGAGTGCGGATGAGGCGAGCCTGCGGACTGGTGATCCGCAGACGACGGACGGGCAGGTCGACGACGACTCCCGGTCCATCCCGGAGCCACAGAGCCAAGACCCGAATGCATCGTTCGGCGAGTGGTGGCAGCACGTCCCGCACAAGGTGAGCAAGGGGCACGCCGAGAAGGCCTATCGGTCGGCGGTCAAGGGCGGGGCGACCCCTGCCGACCTGCTGACCGGAATCCAGCGGTACGCCCGGCAGGTCGCCGGGAACGACCCCCGGTACATCAAGCATCCATCCACGTGGCTGAACGGCAAGTGCTGGCTCGACGAGCCGCCCCCGCCCGCCATGCAATCGCCGAAAGGATTCGATCATGACCAACGTGACCAGTCTCGTGTCAGCGCTGCCCGCCAGCGCCCCGACAGCCTGTTCGCCGGCATCTTGGAGCGAGACCTTGCGGGCCGCGCTTGAGCCCCCGGAGGAGGGTGTCTTGATCGACGGCGTGTACGTGCTCCGGCCCGGCGCCTGGAAGCCGCCCGCGATCGTGGCGCCCGATGTGCGGCGCGAAGCAGCCGATGCCTTGGCCGCGCTCCGCTCCGGAACCGCCCCGGTGTCGCACGACGACGCCAAGCGGTGGGTTGCCCATCTCGCCAACCGGTGCAACGGCAGCCAGCTCCCGCCGGAAACCAAGCTGATGGGCGCCGTCTCCGACATCCTGAACAACGGCTACCCGTCAGCCCTGTTCACCGACCCGGCCGTTTTCGACCGCGTGGCCCGCAAGTTCCGGTTCTGGCCGGGCTGGGCGGAGCTGTCCGAAGCGCTCGACGCCGAGCGGACGCGGCTGCGCGATGCATGGGGGCGGCTGTCCGTGCTCGCGAAGGGCGGGGCGCCAGCGCCGCAGCGTCGACGGCCGCAGCCGGAGGATGACCGGGACGCCGGCCCGCGCGTCATGAGCGAGACCACGGAAAAGCTGATGGCGGATTTCTGGGCGCGGAACGGCGGGAAGCCGGCGCAGCGGAACATGGGCGCGCCGGCCGTGATGAACCGCGGGGAGGGGTGAGGGATGAAAGCGCTGAAGCTGATTGGCCGGTGGCTTGGCCCCGAGAGCCCGTTGGGGCCGGCTGTGTCTGGTGTGGTGGTTTCGTTCCTACTTTTCCTCGCTGCCGTTCCGGCCATTCGGTTCGGCCTGTGGTGGCTTTCCGTGTGGGGGCTGTGACGATGGATGACCCGACGCCGCACCAGATCAGCAAATATCAGAAACGGAAGCTGAAGAAGCTCGCCAAGAAAAAGAAGGATGCCGACGCTGCAGCGAAGCTGGCCGTTGGATATATCCGCACGGAAAGCGAAAGCTCGCCCCCGAATTATGCCGAACAAGAGGCCGGAATACGAAAATTCTGTGCCGATAACGACGTCAGCCTCGTCAAAATCTTTTCGGACGTGTGCGACGGGAGGGGCAACCCTTCCCAGCGGCCGGGGTACTCGCGGATGCGGGAGGCTCTGGTGAGCAACGCCGCCGGAAATGTCGTCGTGCTGAGGGCTGATCGGATTTCGGAGCGGATGCCCTGGGCCATGGCGTCGGCCGCCATGCTGCGGGATGAGGGCGGCGCCTTCGTGCGCTCCATCGAGCACGGGATCGTCACGAAATCCATCGAAACGGACATGGAGTTCGGCTTCGCCGCGAGCGCTTCGACATGGGCGCCCAAAGGCGAAATCGAAAATGTTGAATGAATTCGTCGAAGCGCGCCGCGCCGTTCAATTGCCGCGGAGCCGTGGAAAGGCGCTTTTGGACTTCGGGGGATAAAATGCGTCACGATTACTTGAAAGAAGCGCGGGGAGTATTGCGCGTAAAGGGCCGCTCGGATCGTCTGGTTTCGACCGACCCCACCTTACCGCCCCATGCCTGGAAAGGCGCCCCTCCCTTCCACTCGTTACCAGCCGAGGTGTGACCATGGCCGCTTACGGCTACATCCGGGTCTCGACAGACGAGCAAGCCCTTGAAGGTCAAAGCCTTGACGGGCAGGAGCGCACCATCCGCTCCCTCTGCGAGAAGAGCGGCGCGCCGCTGGCCCGGCTGTTCGTGGATGCCGGCGTGTCGGCGAAAATCCCGCTGCGCGACCGTCCGCAGGGCGGGGCGCTGCTGGCGGCGCTGAAATCCGGCGACAAAGTATTCGCAACAAAACTCGACCGCCTGTTTCGATCCGACACGGATTTCTGCGTGACTGTGGACGATCTGGCGGAGCGCGGCGTGGATGTGGCGCTCAGCGACGGCACGCCGGACCCGACCAAGGGCGGCATGGCGCGCATCCTGGCCCTGGTCATGGCGGGGTTCGCCCGGTTCGAGCGCGAGATGATCGGGGTCCGCACCCAGGCCGGCATGGACGAGCTGAAAGCCAAGGGCCGGTACCAAGGCGGCAACCCGCCGTTCGGATTCCGCCGGGAGGGCGACGCGCTGGTCCCCATCCCCGGTTTCGACGCGATCAAGGGGCGCATCGTGGAACTGGCTTCCGCCGGCACGTCGCTGCGCCGGATCGCCGACACGGTTTCCGCCGAGTACGGCATCAAGGTCACTCACCCGACCGTGAGCGCCTTCCTGAAAGACCGCGCCGCCGAAGGAGACGCCGCATGACCAAGCCCCCGAAAACCTGCGACATGGACCTGCGGCTGGCTGTCACCGCGGCGCTGCTGTCCGCCGGCACGCCGCGTGACGCCATCCGCCACGAGATCACGCTGGACAGCTCGTCCAGCGACGGGCGGGCTGACATGGTTGTCGCACTGGACCGCGCGCTGATCGGGATCGAGCTGAAGTCGGGCAAGGACACGCTGGCCCGCCTGCCCGAGCAGCGCGAGCGGTATGGCGCCCGGTTCGACAAGCTGGTTCTGGTGCTGGACGTGCTGCACGAGCCCGCCGATTACGCCGCATGCTGGGCGTTGGGGTTCGACGCCGTGCGCACCTTCGACGGCGGAACCCTCAGGGAGTCCGCCGTTCACTTTGGGGCGTCCGCCCCGTGGGAGCCTGAAACCTACCGCGATAGCCGTCGCTTCGGCGCCGGGGAGCGCATGGCCCCGCACGCCATGCTGTCCATGCTGTGGGCGGACGAAGCCCTGCGCCTCTCCGCCGATCTTGTCCAGGCCGGCATCATCCCGGCTTCGAGTGGCGACCAGCGGTACCGGGTCATCCCGCACGCTGCCGAGCACGCCAGCATCGGCCAGCTTCGCCCCCGGATCGCCGCCGCCCTCCGCTCCCGCCGGCTGAACCGGTGGGAGGAAGCCTTCTGGACCAACTTCGACGCCCTGACCAAGGAGGCCGCATGAACGCCATCGCCATCACCCCCGCGGCCACCCCGGTGCCGATTGACGCCACGCCGGTCGACCAGCGCAAGCCCGCCACCGTCTGGGACATGCTGGTCTGGGCCTACGGGTCGCAGCGCGCCGACCGGCTCGGGCTCGGGCGCAGCCACGGTTCCAGGTTCCTGTGGGCGGAATACCTGTCCAGCCTGGACGGCGACATTCCGGCGGCCATCCACCGCGACGCCGCTGCGGCCCACCGGATCGTGATCGGCATCCTCGACCCGGAGATTGCCCGGCTGGTCATCGAGGCGGCGCGGACCGGCGAGGAGCCGGAACGCCCGACCGCTCAGCCGGAGGTGCGGGCAATGCCGAACATGGACCGCGGCGCCGGGGGAGCGATGCACGCCGTCCGCGGCGAGTGGGTCACGGTCCCGGAAATCCTGCTGACCCGCGCCGAGGCCGCCAAGCTGGCCGAGACGGAGGACCACGGCGAGATCGAGCGCTGGGCGACAAAGGACCGGACCCACAAGTGGAAATACCGGATCGACCTGCGCCCGCGCCGCCGGCTGCGTCGAAAACAGCGCGTGGTGTGCGCTACCACCGGGGCGCCGCTGGACACGAATTCGGGCTGGGCGACCGGCGACCGCCTCTGGTCCCCTTACTGCCCAGTCGAGTACTGGCCCGATCCGGCGTATCTGGACATGCTGCGCGCCATCGTGGACCGGTTCGAGGCCGCTTACGCCGAGCTGGAGGAGGCGTTTTTGCAGGTCCCGTTCCGGTCCCGGCGAATCATCCGCGACGAGCGGTACCCCATCGGCAAAACCTAACCCTTTATCGCGAAAAAAGGATTTGACCCCTGGGAGGGTCGGGTGTAGGGTCGCAGTTAATCGCCGAAATCCGACCGCAGAAACCTCGCTGGGCACGTCCCAAGCGGGGTTTTTCGCGTTCGGGGCGATCGCAACCATTCCCGAGATCCGCAGGCGCGCAGCACCGTCCTGGTCCCGCCAGAATGCACGATGACGCCGCGCGGCGTCGCCTGCGGCCCTACACATCGCCTTGGGCCCGTCATCCGGCCCCGCTGGAGACTGTCATGCCCTTAGACGCCGGACCGGACTGGTTAGCGCAGGTAACGTCAGGTGCCGTTGCCGTGGCTTCCAGCTTTGTGGGGCGCATGATGGTTCACGCAGGGCAGGTCCAGTTGGGACGCCGGAAATTCTGGTCCAAGGAGCTTGGGCTGGAGACCGTCACCGCCGTTGGCATGGGGCTGGTGCTCGACGCCATGGCCGGGCATCTCGGCATCGACGGGCAGGTCCGCGTCGGCTTCGTGGTGGCGGGCTCGTACATCGGGCCGCGGATCATCGAGGCCGTGTGGCAGACGGTGCAGAGCCGGCTGCCGCGGGCTCGGGCGGACTGACCAGAAAGCAATTCACAATTGCGCATTCAGGAGGTTGGGCATGAAGCGACTGCTGATCGGCGCCGGGCTTGGCGCCGTGATGGCGCTTGGCTTGGCGTCCGCCGCTGTCGCCCCGACCGAACGGGCGGTGATCCGCACCGAGCAGCACGACGTTTCCCGGCTGGAGCGCAAGGTTGACCGCCTGCGCCGCCGCCTTCGCGACCCGCTGCGAACCGCCTCGAAGGAAATGGCGCGCCGAGTTCGGCAGATCGCCGACGGTGCGCTGCGACCCGCCAACGGGCTGATGGGGACGAGATGACGAAGCGCTGCAACGAGACCTGCATGACGGACGGCCGGTGCACATGCGCCCCGCGCCGCGTCGTGACCGAGGGACTGGACGCGAGCGGCGAGCCGTTCGTGGCCGTTGACGGGACGCGGGTCCATGCGCGTCACGAGCTGGTGGAGGATGGGGCGGGACGGCTGTCGCTCAGCATCATCCCGGCCGATTGGGTCGGGCGCGTGCTGGTCGAACAACCGGACGAACCAGCATGAAGCCGCTGAGCCAAAGCCTCGCCGACGCGGTGCGGATCATCGAGGCGCTGATCGAGCGGCAGGAGGACGGGCGCCATGGAACTGGGGATCGCGCGGACGCTGCGCAACGCGGTCGCGGGTGAGAGGTCTTGCCCGCCTGGCCCACGGCGACGCTCGGCCGTCGACATGCAATGGGAAGCGCGGCGCGCCCAAGAAGCGGCCTCGAACGCGCGGCGGCTGGCCGACTATCTCGCCAGACGGGCGGCTTTGAAACTGGAGTGACGCCATGGCGCGAAAGCCGAAGGGCGAAGTGATCCGCCTCGGCGGCCTGAAGCGCCCCATGCCGCCGGCCGACCTGTGCGAGCCGCTTCCGCCGTGGCGCTTCGTCCCGGCGGTCGACCTGACGGAATGGCTCATGGCCGTCTTCGTCTCGGAAACCGGGCTTCTCGCCAACCCCGAACACGCGCACCTCCGGCAGGCCAACATCGCCTGCCTCTGGGCGAACCGGCCGCTCGTCGTGAAGATGAACCGGGCTGTCGCCATGGCGGAGATGCCGCAGCCACGCGGCAACGCCTGGACCGCCGGGCGCGCGGAACAGCAGCTTGAGGACTGGTTCGGCTACGAGCCGGACTTCCTGTTGACCTTCGACGCGGTGTGGTGGGTCGAGGCGGACGACGCTTCGGCCTGCGCGACCGTGGAACATGAACTCTTCCACTGCGGGCAGCAGCGCGACGTGTTCGGCGCTCCGAAGTTTGGACAGGACGGACGGCCGACATTCGGCATCCGAGGCCACGACGTCGAGGAATTCGTGGGGGTGGTTCAGCGCTACGGCGTGGGCCACGCTGCGGGCCGTACGGTCGATCTGGTGCGGGCCGCGAACTCGGCCCCGACGATTGCCCCGGCGCTCATTGGGGCGGCTTGTGGGACGTGTTGCCGGAAGATGGCGTAGTCTGGACCGCTATGGACGGGATTGATTGACATGGCAGTCCTGAAACCAGAGGTGAAAGCCTTCATCGTTCAGGCCGTCGCCTGCTTCGATCCACCGTCCACCGTGGTCGAGTCGGTCAAAACGGGATTCGGCGTTGTCGTGTCTCGGCAGCAGGTCGAGGCGCACGACCCCACGAAGGTCTCGGGCCGCGGGTTGGCCGAGCGCTGGAAGGAGCTTTTCGAGGAGACCCGCAAGGCCTTCCTCGAAGACACATCCGCCATCGGCATCAGCCACAAGGCGGTGCGGCTGCGGGCGCTGAACCGGATGGCTGCGAAGGCTGAGGGCATGGGGAACATGGCCTTGGCCGCGCAGCTCATGGAGCAGGCCGCGAAGGAGTGCGGCGACGCCTTCACGAACAAGGTGCGGAAGGAGTTGAGCGGGCCGGGCGGTGCGCCGATCCCAGTCGCAAACCTGTCCGTCGACGAGTGGAAGGGCATCGCCCGCGAGGTGGCCGACGAGGTTTGACCATGCTGGACATGACGCCGGAGAAGAGGTTCGCCGCGGTCCAGCTCGCGCGCGAGGATCTGTACTTCTTCAGCCGGTGGATGTTCCTCCAGCGCAAGGGCTTCAAGTGGCAGCGGGCCAAGCATCACGCGGCCATCTGCGCGGCCCTGACGAAGGTGTTCCGCGGGGGAAGCCGGCGGCTGATTCTGAACCTGCCGCCGCGCTACTCCAAGACGGAGATCGTCAAGAACTTCATCGGCTGGGGGCTCGGGCACCATCCGGACAGCGAGTTCATCTACACGTCCTACTCGGGCCGGCTGGCGTCGGCCAGTTCATGGGACGTGCGCGGCATGGCGCAGCACCCGGCTTACGGCGAGGTCTTCCCTTCGCTGGCGCTGCGGGACGACAGCCAAGCCAAGGACGAGTGGCGGACCACGGAAGGCGGCATCGTCTACGCGGTCGGCGCGGGTGGCACGATCACCGGCTATGGCGCCGGCAAGATGCGGCCCGGCTTCGGCGGGGCCATCCTCATTGACGACCCGCACAAGGCCGACGAGGCCCGTTCGGACGTCATGCGGCAGAACGTCATCGACTGGTTCCAGAACACGCTTGAAACCCGCGTCAACGGGCCGGACACGCCGATCATCCTCATCATGCAGCGCTTGCACGAGGGGGACTTGGCCGGCTGGCTCCTGAATGGGGGGAACGGCGAGCGATGGGACCATGTGTGCCTGAAGGCGCTGCAGGACGACGGCACCGCCCTGTGGCCCGAGAAACACGACGTCGCCGAGCTGCGCCGGATGCGGGCCGCGAAGCCCTACACCTTCGCGGGCCAGTACCAACAGCAGCCGGCGCCGCCCGAAGGCAACATCTTCAAGCCGGACTCGATCAAGCCGATTGAGGAGTTGCCGGCGGGGACGCGCTTCGTCCGGGCCTGGGACCTTGCCGCGAGCGAGGACGAGGGCGATTGGACGGTCGGCGCGAAGCTGGGGCAACTGCCCGATGGGCGCTATGTCATCGCCGATATCGTGCGGCTCCAGGGCGGCCCGGAGCGCGTCGAAGAGGCCATCGTCAACACCGCGGCGCGCGACCGCCGGTCCGTCGCGGTCTGCATCCCGCAGGACCCCGGACAGGCCGGCAAATCGCAGGTCCGCTACCTGACCAAACAACTTGCCGGGCACACGGTGAAGTCCAGCCCGGAGAGCGGCGACAAGATCACGCGGGCCGAGCCGTTCGCCTCTCAGGTGAACGTCGGCAACGTGCTGATGCTGGCCGCGCCGTGGAACGATGCGCTGATTGCCGAAATGCGGGTGTTCCCCAACGCCACGAACGACGATCAGGTCGACGCGCTCTCACGGGCGTTCAACGAGCTGTTCCAGGGCGCCCGAATGACCGTCTCCGATTCCGTCCTGGCCCGTGCCGCCCAGCCCACCACGAGGCGTCGATGACCACCCAGCCGAAGCACAGCAAGCGCCCCCGCGGGCGTGGCGCCGCTCCGGCGCAGGATGCCGCGGCGCCGGTCGAGCAGCCGCCGGCCAAGCCGAAGATGCGCGTCACGCACACTGCGCTGATCGAGGCGGCGCGCAAGCCCGGACGGCCGGACGCGGTGCACCCGTTCGTCGCCCCGTCCCACCCGCCGGGCGTTGCCCCGAAGGGGTCGAACGGCATGGCGATGGACAGCGCCTCCGACGCCTCCGCCGCGGCCATGTTCGCATGGGCGGCCAGTAGCGCATGGCACGAGGGGCAACAGTTCCTCGGCTACGCCTACCTGTCGGAGCTGGCGCAGCGGCCCGAGTACCGCCGCATCAGCGAGACGCTGGCGCAGCACATGACCCGCAAGTGGATCAAGATCCGCCACGTGGGCGACGGGCAGAACGGCGATGACGGCGAGGACAAGTCCGACAAGATCGCGGCCATCGAGGCGGAGTTCAAGCGCCTGGGCGTGCAGGAGGCGTTCCGGAAGATCGCGGAGGACGACGGCTTTTTCGGTCGGTCGCACCTCTACCTCGACACCGGATCGACCGAAGATCCTGAGGAGTTGAAGAAGCCCATCTCCAGCGCCGACGGCACGCCCAGCCCCGCCAAGGTCAAGCGCGGCAGCCTGAAGGCCGTCCGCCCGGTCGAAGCCGTCTGGTGCTACCCGACCGCCTACAACAGCAACGACCCGCTCAACCCCGGCTGGTACAATCCGGAGAGCTGGTTCGTGATGGGGAAGGAGGTCCACGGCTCCCGCCTGCTGACCTTCATCGGGCGCGAGGTCCCCGACATGCTGAAGCCGGCCTACAGCTTCGGCGGCCTGTCGCTCAGCCAGATCGCCAAGCCCTATGTGGACAACTGGCTTCGGACCCGGCAGAGCGTCGCGGACATCGTGAGCGCGTTCAGCGTCATGGTGCTGAAGACCGACCTTCTTGCGCAGATGGCGGACGGGGAGGCGGCGGACGAGCTGTTCCGGCGCATCGACCTGTTCAACTCCCTGCGCGACAACCGCGGCGTGATGGCCGTGGACAAAAACGCGGAGGACTTCGCCAACGTCTCCGCCCCGCTGTCCGGCCTGGACGTGCTCCAGGCGCAGACGCAGGAGCACATGTCGGCCGTGTCAGGAATCCCCATCGTGATCCTGCTGGGCATCCAGCCCGCGGGGCTCAACGCCTCGTCGGAAGGGGAGTTGCAGGCCTTCTACGACCACGTCCACAGCCTCCAGGAGCGGTTCTTCCGGCCCAACCTGGAGCGGGTGCTGCAGGTCGTGCAGCTCAGCAAGTTCGGCGAGATCGACCCGGACATCGGGTTCGAGTTCGAGCCGTTGCGGAGCCTGGACGAGAAGGAACAGGCAGAGGTTCGGTTCATCGAGGCGCAGACGGGCGCGATCTATCAGGAGATCGGCGCGATCGACGCTCCGGAGATCCGGGAACGGCTCATCCGCGACGAGGGCAGCCCCTACAGCGGCCTGTCCAGGGAGCGCAGCACGGTTCCGCCGGCTGGCGAAGAGGGCGGCGGCATCCCGCCGCTGCCCGGCCTGGAGAAGCCGGCCGCGCCCGCCGCGCCGCCGCAACAGCAAGAGGTGGCGTGATGGAAGCGCTGATCGAACGGGCCGTCATCCTCGTGACGGGCGCGGTGGTCGTCGTCTGGCTGCTCGTGCTGGGCGGTGGCCTGTCGTGCGGGGAGCGGAGGCCTTTGCCCCCGCCGCGACCACCGAAGGACTGAGGGGCAAGGCCCATGTGCATCCTGTGCGACGCGCAGCCGCGCGGGCTGGTCGGGCTGCCCCGCGGCCTCGCCTTCGACCGGGCCAACAAGCCGTTCAGCAAGGCAGCCGTCATGCGGGCGCGCCGGGCTGAAGAGTCATACGCTCGCGAGCTTCGCGGCGTGGCCCGGCAGGTCGGGAACCTCGTGCGCGGCACGTTCCAGCCTGGAGACCTGGGGTGGGCCGTGGGGATCACCGACGCGCTCAACCGCTACGCCAAGGTCATTGAGCCCTGGGCGGATGCGGTGGGCCGCCGGATGCTCGCCGACGTCGCGGCGCGGGACCGGAAGATGTGGCTCGACGCTGGGCGGCAGATCGGCCGGGCGCTGCATGCCGAAATCGAGGGCGCCCCGACGGGCGCGCTGATGCAGGCGCGGCTGGCCGAGCAGGTCCAGCTCATCACCAGCCTTCCCACGGAGGCCGGGCAGCGGGTCCACAAGCTGACGGTCGAGAGCCTGACCAACGGCACCCGGGCGGAGCAGATCGCGCAGGAGATCATGCGATCCGGCGACGTCGCGGCCAGTCGGGCGAACATGATCGCGCGGACCGAGGTCGGGCGCACGCAGGCCGAACTGGTGTCGGCCCGGTCGCAGGCCATCGGGAGCACGCACTTCAACTGGCGCACGGTCGGCGACTCCGACGTGCGGCGGGATCACCGGGCGTTGGATGGGAAGACGTTCGAATGGAACGCGCCGCCGGTCGCCGACAAGCGGACCGGCGCCCGCGCTCTGCCTGGGGCAATTTACAATTGCCGGTGCTACGCGGAGCCGGTGCTTTAGCCGACCGTCCGCAGGATCGCGGACGCACGTTCGCCTGTCGGGCCGCCGGCCTTCGCCAGTTCCTCCAGGAATCCCGCGGCGCGCTCGATGAACGCCGCGGCCTCATTGCCCACAAGACGCTCCTCCGGGACCACCACCTCGAAGCTCATCAGCTCCGCGTCCCGGCGGAGGTCGTCCACCAACTCACGGATCGCCTCAAGGGCGAACGTCAAATCATCGGCCATCGGGCCAGCCTACAGGGGTTCCCACCATGCCGCCAAGCATCCCGAAGGACGCCGCTCCGTCCTACCTAGGCGATCTGGTGCGTCTGCTCATCCGCTTCTTCATGGAGGAGGCGGCCGAGCCGGAGCATCAGGGACCGGACGATGGGCGCGCGAAGGGCGGACCGCCGCCGAAGATGGCCGCCGGCATCATCTTCCGCGCGCCGGACGGGTCGGTTCTCCTGCTGAAGCGCAGCCCGGACGACGTCAACTTTGCGGGGCACTGGTCGCTTCCCGGCGGCGGGGCCGACCCCGGCGAGACGGCTGAGCAGGCCGCGACGCGCGAGAGCCTGGAGGAGATCGGGCGCGAGCCGCCCGGCCCCCTCCGGCTCATCAGCCGCAAGGAGACGCCAACCGGCATGGTGTTCCACACCTTCGAATGCCCGGTGGCGGACAGGTTCGAACCGACGCTGAACGGAGAGCACACGGATTTCGTCTGGGCGCTGCCGGACGCTCTGCCTGATCCGATGCACCCGAAGGTGCGGGCGACGCTGACCGGTGGAGGCGCCGCGGACAGCGTGACCACGGACCGGCTGGCGATGGACCGCGACACGGTGCGCCAGAAGGACGAGGATGGGCGCCTGAAGGTCGAGCGGGCCAACATCAGCAAGGCCGTCGTGAACCCCTACCTGGGCCGGGAAATCCCCGGATGGGAGGCGCTGGGGCTGGACCCCGGCAAGACGTATCGACTTCTGCGCCACCCGGACGAACTGGCCCGCGCTGCGCCGACCTTCAACGCGCTGCCGCTGCTCGACACCCACGTCCCTTCCACCGCCTGGGATCACCCCTTCGGTAAGGTCGTCGGGACCACCGGCACAGACGCGGCGTTCCAGCCGCCATACCTGACCAACAGCCTCGCCGTCTGGACCGCCGACGCAATCGCCGGGATCGAGGACGGGAGCCAGAAAGAGCTGTCGTGCGGCTACCGCTACGACCCGGACATGACGCCGGGCACGTACGAGGGCCAGCCCTACGACGGCGTGATGCGCAACCTTAAGGGCAACCATGTGGCCCTGGTGAAAGAAGGGCGAGCCGGCCCGGACGTGGTTGTCGGCGACGCGAAACCCCTGGAGATCGAGAGCATGAGCAAGCGCAAGGGAGTCGTCGCGAAGCTGCGCGACATGATGAAGGGCAAGATGGCGCAGGACGCCATGGGCGAGGCCGAACCCCTCCTGGCCGAGCTGGAGGCCGGCGACGAGGCCGAAGCCGTCGCCCCGGCCGTCCGCAAGACCAAGGCCGAAATCCTCGCCGCCCTGGCCGGCAAGCTGGGCGAAGAGGACATGGCCGCGCTGGGCACCATGCTCGGCGAGGACGAGGAGACCAAGGAACCCGGCGCGCTCCAGCCGCCCGCGGCCAAGGACGAGCCGGCCCCGTTCTCAGGCAAGCCGATCCCCGGCGGCGGACAGGAGCCCATCACCAAGGCCGCGATGGACGCCGCCCTGGCCGCCGAGCGCACGAAGACCGAGGCCGCCGTTATCGCCCGCATGAACGCCGTGGCCGAGGCCCGCGATCTGGTCCGCCCGGTCGTTGGCACGCTGGCCGTCGCCTGCGACAGCGCCGAGGGCGTCTTCAAGGCCGCCCTGGAAATGCGCGGCGTCAACCTGAAGGACGTCCACCCCAGCGCCTACCGGGCCATGTGGGACATGCACGTGCAGGCCGCCACGCCGCGCCGCGCGCCCGTCCAGGCCATGGACGCCGCGAGCGCCAAGGGCTTCGCCGATCGCTTCCCCGGCGCCGGCCGCATCGGCACCGCCTGACACGGGCAGGCCCCGCAACACCGCTTCAACGGCCCCCTCTGCGGGGCCTTCTTTTTTGGGAGACTGAACCATGAGCGGCGGATTCCAGTCGCAGGTCAATGCCCAGCCGGCGCCCGCCGTCGAGGGTGATTTCGCCTCCACCAACCCGCGGCACAACGCCCTGGCCGGTCCCGGCGCCTTCGTGGCCGGCCCGGACGGCGTGACCGTCGGTCGCTTCGCCTGGGCCGACTTCAGCACCGTCGACGCCAACGGCGCGCCGGCCATCGTCAGCAGCCACGGCATCGGCAAGCCCACCGGCATCGTGCCGCGCCGGCAACAGGGACTCATCACGGACTTCCTGGGCAGTTCGTCCCTGTCCGTGCCGCAGGGCTTCCCTGTCGAAATCTTCAACGCCGGGGATATCTGGGTCAAAAACAACGGCTCGGCCCAGGCCCTTCCCGGCATGAAGGCCTACGCGCGCTTCTCGGACGGGGCGATTTCCTTCGCCGCGACCGGCAACCCGACCAACGCCACCGTCACCGGCTCCATCGCCCCGACCCAGGCTGTCGTCACCGGCAGCATCAGCGGCAACATCATGACCATCACCGCCGTGTCGTCCGGCACCGTCGTCCCCGGCGGTGTGCTGTCCGGTACCGGCGTCGCCACCGGCACCCGCGTCGTCTCGCAGGTCTCCGGCACGGCCGGCGGTGTCGGCGTCTACTCGGTGGACATCCCGGAGCAGACGGTCGCCAGCACGACCATCACCGAGGATTACGGCACGCTGACCGTCACCGCCGTAGCCAGCGGCACGCTGACCGTCGGCGCGGTCCTGTCCGGCTCGGGCATCACGGCCGGCACGACCATCACGGCGTTGGGCACCGGTACCGGCGGCACCGGCACCTACCGGGTCGGCACCTCGCAGACGGCAAGCAGCACCACCGTCACCGCGGCGGTCAACATCGAGACCCGCTGGGAGGCCCGCTCGTCCGGTCTGGCCGGTGAGCTGGTCAAGGTCACCACCACCCCGATCGGCTGATCGGACGCCATAACAGCCCTTCGGCAAGGCCTCGTCTCTCTTCGCGCCGCGAGCCGGCGCCCATCACGGGAGTTCCCCATGCCCATCCGTTTCAACACCCAGGAGGAAGCCCGGACCGCGTGGGCTTCGGACCGCGAGCGCGCCGAGCGCCTGGGCGTCTACAGCCTCGCCACCGGTTACCTGTACGACGGCCCGCGCTTCGACTACACCATCGCCATGGACGCGCAGCCGGGCCTGTCGACCGACCCGAACAGCGCCGTTCCGGCGATGCTCACGACCCTGATCGACCCGGACGTCTTCGAGATCCTGTTCAGCCCGACCAAGGCGGCGGAGATCCTGGGCGAGAACCGCAAGGGCACGTGGACGGACGACACCGCCATGTTCCCGGTGGTCGAGCACACGGGCGAGGCGTCCAGCTACGGCGACTTCGCCGAGAATGGCCGGGCCGGCGCGAACACCAACTGGCCGCAGCGCCAGTCCTACCTGTTCCAGGTGATGAAGGAATACGGCGAGCGCGAGCTGGAGCGCGCCGGTCTGGCCCGCATCAACTGGGTGTCGGAGATCGACAAGGCCGCGGCCACGACCCTGAACCGCTTCACCAACCTGACCTACTTCTACGGCGTCCAGGGCCTCCAGAACTACGGCCTGCTGAACGACCCGAACCTGTCCGCGGCCCTGACCCCGGCGACCAAGGCCGCGGGCGGCACGGCGTGGATCGCCGCGGGCGTCATCAAGGCGACCGCCAACGAGGTCTACGCCGACATCCAGGCCCTGTTCTGGAAGCTGGTGGCGCAGTCCGGCGGCCTCGTGACGCAGGAATCCAAGATGACCCTGGCCCTGGGCCCCGGCAGCGCCGTGGCCCTGACCGCGACGAATACCTACAACGTCAACGTCACCGACCTGCTGCGCAAGAACTTCCCGAACCTGCGCGTCGTGACGGCGGTGCAGTACGGCATCCGGTCGGCCAGCAACCCGCAGGGCGTCGTCGTCGGCAACCTCGTCCAGCTCATCGTCGACGAGATCGAGGGGCAGGACACCGGGTACTGCGCCTACAACGAGAAGATGCGGGCGCACAAGATCATCCCCGCCACCTCGTCCTACAAGCAGAAGGTCACGGGCGGGACCTGGGGGGCGATCATCCGCATGCCCATGGCGATCGCCCAGATGCTCGGCGTCTGATCGACCCGTCCCCGGTCGGCGCTGACCGGGCGCCCGGCAACCCTCCCGCCGGGCGCCTGCCTGAGCTTCGACCCAGCCTATCCCAACCCACGAGGACCACATGCCGCCCCGCGAGCATTCCCCCAACACGCCCCGCGCGACCGACGACGTTCTGACCGCTTCCGCCGCAAGCGAGGCCACCGCGCCGGCCACGTCGGGCGAGACCGTCACCGTCGCGTGCAAGCTGCCGCACGGCCTGGAGCTGCGCACCTTCACCATGGAGGAGGTCTCCGAGCCCGTCATGGGCGGCGGCTTCCGCTCCGTGAAGATGGCCCGGCAGGACGAGACGACCTTCGTCATCAAGGGCAACGCCTTCCCGCAGAACATGGCCCCGGAACACCCCATCATCGGCGGCTTTGGCCTGACGCCGGGCGTGCCGAAGGGCTTCTGGGACAAGTGGCTGGAGCAGAACGCCAGCTCCGCCCTGGTCCGCTCCGGCCTGATATTCGCGCACGCCAAGCCCGGCCACGCCGAGGGCGAAGCGCGCGAGAGGACGGAACTCCGCTCCGGCCTGGAGCGCATCGACCCGAAGAACCCGCCGCGCGTCGGCATGCAGGTCACCCAGGCCGACGTCTGATCCTGACCAACGGAGGGCCGCATGGCCGTCAGCTATGCCGACTTCATCGCGGCCTTCCCCGAGTTCGCCAACCCCGCCGTCTTCCCGGAGAGCCAGTTCAATTTCTGGTCGGCGGAGGGCTATGCCCAGCTCAACGCCAAACGCCTGGGCGGCCGGCTGGACTTGGCCGTGATGCTGTTCACCGCCCACAACCTCGCCCTGTCCGCACCGAATGTGCGGGCAGGGGCGACTGGCGGCGCGCCGGGGGCAATCCGCGGCCCGGCCACGTCCGAGACGGTCGGTCCCGCATCCGCCAGCTACGACGCCGGGAGGGTGGCGGATGAGCGAGCGGGCGAATGGAACCTGACCCAATACGGCGTCCGCCTGTGGCGCCTGATCAAGGGTCGGTGCCTGGGGCCGGTCTACGCGCCGGGTCCGCGTGGTCCCTACACCGGGCCGAGGTACGGGCGATGAAGTCGGGCGTCCGGACCACGCGGGACCATCTCGGCAAGGTCTCAGACGGCATTCGCCAGCTTGCCAAGCGGCAGGCCATGGTGGGCGTGCCGGGCGACAACGCCAACCGGCAGGCCGGCGAGCCGATCACCAACGCGCAGTTGGCCTACATCCACACCTTCGGCGCTCCCGAGGTGAACATCCCGCCCCGGCCCTTCCTCCAGCCGGGAATCGCCAAGGCCAAGCCGCGGATCGTGGCGGAGCTGCGCGGCGCCGCGGATGCGGCGATCGAGGGCGACGCCACGGGAGTGGAGATCGGGCTGGCGCGGGCCGGCCAGACGGCAGCCACCGCGGCACAGACGGAGATCCGCAACGGTCTCCAGCCGCCGCTCTCGCCGGCCACCATCGCCAACCGGGCGCAACGCACCCCTGGCAGCGGCTACCGGCGCGAGGCGACCGAGGCCGACGCCAAACCGCTCTGGGACACCGGTCAGTTGCTCCGGTCCATCACCTACGTCGTTCGGAGCCGCTGATGGCAAGCATCGACCTGAGCGGACTCACGCTCTCCACCTACATCGCCGGCACCGAGTTCACGGTGATCCGGCGCGTGGAGACTGTTGGCGACGACGGCTTTTCCGAAGTTACCAACCAGATCATCGGCCCCGTCTACGGCTCCATTTCCCCGACCGGCGACAACTCGCTGGTGCGGCAGCAGGATTTCCAGACCGGCGCCAAGACGATCAAGGTCATCACCGCCTTCCGTCTGCGCGGTCCGAGCAAAGAGGCCGGTGCCAGCTACCAGCCGGACCTGATCCTGTGGGGCGGCGACCATTACGTGGTTCGCGACCTCAAGGATTGGACGGCCTTCGGCGCCGGCTTCGTCGAGGCCGATTGCTCCAGCACCGATTTCATCGACAGCCCGCCGCAGGAGGCCGGAGCATGAGCAACACCAGCGCAACCGGCGGCCCGATCCTGCCGAACGGCACCGTCGCGCCGCTGGAAGGCAAGGCGCTGCTGGTCTTCCTGCAAGGCTGGCTCGCGCCGCTCCTGGGGCTGCCCGGCCAGATGGTCCGGCCCCGCTGGCAGGCCGAGCCGCCCGCCATCCCCGACGCGGGCGAGGCATGGGCCGCCATCGGCATCACGGCCCGGCCGGCGGACGCCTACCCCAGCGTCACGCACGACCCGAGCGGCGACGGGCAGGACATCGTGGTCCGGCACGAGCGGCTGGAGCTGCTGGTGAGCGTCTACGACCTGGGAGTCGCCGGGCAGGCCGACGCTCACGCGGCCCTGCTGCGCGACAACCTCACGATCCGGCAGAACAGCGAGCCGCTTCAGTTGGCCGGGTTCGCCCTGATCGAAACGGGCACGCTAACCCCGGTCCCGTCGCTTCTCAAGTCCCGCTGGCTCTACCGGGTCGACCTGCCCATCACCGTCCGCCGCGCCGTCGCGCGCAGCTACCCCGTCCTGAACCTACTGCAGGGCCAAGCGACCATCATCGCGGGCGATCCGGTGGGCCGGACGCTCACCGTCCCCGTCACCGTCACCAATTCGTAGGAGCCGCCCGCCATGGCGAACACCCTCCCAGTCTCCAAGCTGATTTCGGTGGGCGTGCAGATCACGCCGACCGCGGCGCAGGGGCCGGACCTCAACTCGCTGCTGATCGTCGGCGACACGCCGGGCGTGATCGACGCCCGCGAGCGCTACCGGCTGTACAGCGACCTGAACGGCGTTGCCGGCGACTTCGGCACGTCGGCGCCCGAGTATCAGGCCGCTTCCATCTTCTTCGCCGCCCAGCCCCAGCCGACCCGGCTCTACATCGGCTATTGGGTGCGCGTCGCCGCCGCCGGCCGGCTGACCGGCGCCACTCTGTCCGCGGCGGCCCAGGTCATGAGCAACTGGACGGCCATCACGTCCGGCGCGTTCCTGGCCTACATCGACGGCAAGCCGGTCAACATCAGCGGCCTGAATTTCTCGACCGCCACCAACCTGAACGGCGTGGCGTCGTCTATCGCGACCGCACTGAACAGCGCCTCGGCCGGCTCCACGGCGGCATGGAATTCCGTATACGGTCGCTTTGCCTTCATCAGCGGCACGACCGGCGCAGCCTCGTCCTTCGGGTTCCTACAGACGCCCGCGGCGATCGGCAGCGCCGCGTTCAGCGGCCAGCCCGCCAACAACGACACGCTGACCATCAAGGGCACCGCCGTCACCTTCGTGTCGGGCGCGCCGAGCGCGGGTCAGGTCCAGATCGGCAGCACCCTTGCCGCGACGCTGGCGAACCTGCTGACGCTACTGTCCAGCTCGACCGATGCCAACCTGTCGGCGATGACCTACGGCGTGGTCGGCACGACCCTCTACATCGTGAGCAAGGCCACCGGAACCACCGGGGCGTCCTACACGCTCGCCAAGTCGTCCAGCGCCATCACCCTCTCCGGCGCCACTCTCTCCGGCGGGTCGGGCACGGACATCAGCGCCACGCTGGGCGCCCGCGTCACCACGTCGGGCAGCTACGCCGTGCCGGGCGCGGACGCGGAAACGCCGCTCGCCGCGGTGCAGGCCATCGAGTCCGTTTTTGCTGACTGGTACGGCCTGACCTTCGGCAGCTCGGGCGGCAACGCCCACGTGACGGACGCGGACCACCTCGCCGTCGCTGGCTACATCGAGGGCAACGGCAACCGGCACCTTTACGGCGCCACGACCAGCGAGGCGGCGGCGCTGCTGCCGGGCGACACAACGAGCCTGGGCGCGCTGCTGGCGGCCCTGGAGTACAACCGGACCTTCGTGCAGTGGTCCAGCACCACGCCGTTCGCAGCCTGCGCCATCTTCGGCAAAGGCTGCACCGTCAACTACAACGGCGCGAACACCACGATCACGTTCATGTGGAAGCAGCAGCCGGGCGTTATCGCGGAAAGCATCAACAGCACACAGGCCGCCGCGCTCGACGCAAATAACTACAACTATTACGCCAACTTCAACAACAACACGGCCATCACCGTGAACGGGAAGCTGGCGAGCCGCCATTTCATCGATGAAATCTGGAACGCCGATTGGTTCGGCTCGTCCATCCAATCCGCCGTCTTCAATCTGCTGTTCACGACGCCGACGAAGGTCCCGCAGACCGACGCCGGCATGCACCTGATCGGCACGACCATCGAGGCCGTGTGCGCGCAGGCCGTCAACAACGGGTTCCTCGCGCCGGGCGTCTGGAACAGTGCCGGGTTCGGCCAGTACCAGCAGGGCGATTGGCTGCCCAAGGGCTACTACGTCTACGTGCCACCCATCGCGTCGCAGTCGCAGGCCGACCGCGCCGCGCGCAAGTCCGTGCCCATCCAGGTCATGGCGAAGGAAGCAGGCGCGGTTCACGACGTGGCGATTTCCGTCACGGTCAACCAGTAAACCCCAGGAGGCGTAAGAAATGCCTGTCTCGAACACTTACAGCTTCCTGAGCGTTCAGGGGACGATCGTCGGCCCCGGCGGCGCGATCAACATCGGCAGCACGGCGGGCGTGGCATCCGAAGGAATCACGGTCGAGCCGTCCGAAGACAAGAACACGATGACCATGGGCGCGGACGGGGCCGTGATGCACAGCCTGCACGCCGCCAGTCCGGGCCGGGCCGTGGTGCGGCTGCTCAAGACGAGCCCGGTCAATGCCATGCTGTCTCTGATGTACAACTTCCAGAAGTCCAGCGCGGCCAATTGGGGGGGCAACACGATTGCCTTCTCCGACGTCGACCGGGGCGACGTCATCACTCTGACCAGCGCGGCGTTCCGGAAGCAGCCGACCGTTGTCTACAACGTCGAGGGCCCCATGAACGAATGGGAGTTCGAGGGCGTGCTGAACATCCAGCTCGGCGGCGGCACGCCCAACCTCTCCAGCATGACGGGGTTCTAAGCCATGGTGGAATTCCAGATCGGCGACACGGCGTTTCGGGCCGGCAAGCTGAATGCCTTCGAGCAGATGGACGTTGCAGTGGTCTTGCTGCCCGTCATCTCCGGCGCGGCGGACGCCATTGCCCGCGTCTTCCGGGGTGGCGGCGGGCTGGAGAGCGGCGTGAAGGCGCTGCTCGACAGCGAGCCGTCCGCCGTGCTGGCGCCGCTCGCGAAGGCCCTGGCCGCGATGCCGCGGGAGGACCGGCGCATGGTCGTCACCACAGCGCTGTGCAAGGTCCAGTGGGCCAAGAAGGGACAGGTCGGATGGCAGGTGCTCTGCGACCACCAGGGCAACATCATGCTCAACGAGGTGGCGGACTCCCTGCCCCTCATGGTCCAGATCGTCTGGCGCGTCCTGCAACCGTCCCTCGCGTCTTTTTCAGCCGCCCCGCCCGCGCCTGGGAACTGACCGTCCCGGAGACGGCGGCGAAATTGGTGACGCTGCCGGGCCGGCGGGGCTGGCTGCTGCGGCCGGTCAGCGAGGGGTGGTGCCGGTACGAGAGCCTGAAAGACGGCACTCTCGACCTCGCCGACATCGCCGAAATGAACGACTGCATCGACGCGCGGATCGAGAACGATTGGCGTGTGCACGAAGCCGCACGACGGGAGCGCGGGAATGGCTGACACGATCCGCGAATTCCTCCTCGCGCTCGGCTTCGACGTTGACGAGCGCGGGCTGAAGCGCTTCGAAGGCGCCGTGGACAAGGCGACGGTGCCGGTCGTCGCTCTGGGCAAGGCCGCGGTGTTCACGGCCACCGCTGTGGGCGCCATGGTCACGACCGTGGCCCGCCAGATGGAGGATCTGTACTACGCCTCACAGCGGACCCACGCGACGGCGGAATCCCTGCAGGCCGTTGGCTATGCCGCGCAGCAGGTCGGCCTGCAGGCCGGGCAGGGCAAGGACATGCTGGAGGGTCTGGCCCGCGCCATGCGGACCAACCCCGGCACAGAAGGGCTGCTCAACGCCTACGGCATCCAGACGCGGCAGGCCAACGGCCAGTTGCGCGACCTGTCCGGCACGCTGAACGACCTTCTGCCGGTCCTGGCGAAGATGCCGCGGTATCAGGCCATCGCCATCGCGCCGCGCCTGGGCATCGACCCGGAGACGTTGAACCGGGTGCTCGACAACCTGCCGGCCTACTTGAAGGCGCAGGAGGAGGGGCGGCGCATCCTCGGTCAATTCGGCGTGGACAGCGAGAAGCTGGCCGAGCAGAGCAAGGACTTCGACAACGCCTTGGGCGGTCTGATGGCGCGGTTCTCGGCGCTTGCGCAGCGGGTGGCGCAGGATTGGCTGCCGGTGGCGAAACAGGTGGTCGACTACGCCAACGCGGCGGCGGACGCCTTCGCGCGCTGGTACACCAGCCTGGACGACACGGGCCGCAAGGCCGTCGATGTGGGCGTGGCGGTCGGCGCGGCGTGGGGCGGATGGAAGCTGCTGGGCGGCCTGCGCAACCTCTTGGGCGGCGGCGGCGCTGCGAGCGCATCGGGCAGCGGCCTTCTGGGCGGGCTGCTCCGGCGCCTCCCCGTGATCGGCACAGCCGCAGCCGTCATGGCCCCGTCCGAGGCCAATGCCGGGGAGGATGACGAGGTGCGGAAGTTCAAAGCGAACCCCCGCGCCTACGGTGTGGATGCCGACCCCGCGCCGCCGATCTCATCCCCGTCCGATATGCAGGCCACCGGCCAGAAGGTCACGCAGTACTTCATCCAGCAGGGATGGACGAAGGAGCAGGCTGCGGCGATCGCCGGGGCGCTGCAGGGCGAGTCCAACTTCGACCCGAAGGCCTACAACCCAGAGGGCGGCGGCCAGGGCGCGCACGGCATCGCGCAGTGGCGAGGCCCGCGCATCGAAGAGTTCGAGCGGATGTACGGCAAGAAGCTCCGCGATGCGTCGTTGGATGAGCAATTGGCCTACGTCCAGCACGAGATGACGAGCGGCAACGAGCGAGCCGCAGGGGCGCTCCTGCGCGGCGCGACCACGTTGCAGCGCGCCGCCGACGTGGTGACGCGGCATTACGAGCGGGGCGGCCTGGACGACATCCCGCGCCGGCTGGGCTACAGCCAGCACTGGCTGTCGCAGGTCAGGCCGGAGACGGCGACGCAAGCCGCGCAGGGCGGGGCGGGGCCGGTCACGGTCAACCAGACGGTCAAAACCACGGTCAACGGAGCGACCGACCCGGCGGCAACCGGGCGCGCCATCGGCCAAGCGCAGGAGCGGGCAACCGGCGACCTCGTGCGAAACCTGTCCGCCATCGTGAGGTGAGCAAATGAACATCCCCGCGCTTGGCCTCGGCGCCGCTGGGCTGATCGGCTCCAACGTCCTCGGCGCCATCTGGTCGACAAGCCCCAAGCGCGTCATCCTGTGGCAGGCCAAGGACGCCGCGGGGAAACCGGCGGTGGACCAGTCGGGGCGCCCGGCCATCTCGTCCCTCGCCCCGCAGGTCGTGGTGGAGGAACAGCACCTCGACCAACTCCGCCTGACCCAGCACCCGGTCGAGGTGGGCGCGCAGATCACGGATCACGCCTTCAAGCTCCCGGCGCGGCTGCGCATCCGGGCCGGATGGAGTTTCGCCAACGCCGCCGGCATCGCGGCCATGTTCCTGCCGGTGCCGCCGGATACCAGCTACCTGACGGACCTCTACGACACGCTGCTGAAGATCCAGACGCAGCGCGCCGTGGTCACAGTGGTGACGGGCAAGCGCCGGTACACCAACCTCATGCTGGAGACGCTTGCGGTCCGGACGGACGAGAAATCGGAAAACGTCCTGTGGGTGTCGGCGGAGTTCCAAGAGGTGCTGTTCGCCCGCGTCCAGACCGTCACCGTGCCTGATCCGTCCGTCCAGAAGGCCCCGCAGGCGACCGCGGCCCCGGTGAACAATGGCAACGTTGGATTGCGCACCATCACCATCGTCAGGCCAAGGGGTCCGTAATGGCTGAGTTCGAAATCCCGACGATCCCGGCGGCACAGCGGATGACCATCACGCTCGGCGGCACGATCTACCAGCTCGCGATCGACTGGAATGGAGCCGCGTCCTGCTGGGTGCTCGACATCACCGACCAGGGCGGCCTCGGGCTGGTGCAGGGCGTGCCCCTGGTGACGGGCGTCAACCTGCTGGAGCAGGTCGGCTATCTGCTCATCGGCGGCGCCAGGGCGGAAATCCTTGTGCAGAGCGACAACAACCCGGACTTGGTGCCCTCGTACGAGACGCTGGGCAGCACCGGGCACCTCTACTTCACGACCCCGTGAGGACCCATGGCAAATGAGACGCTTTTCGGGCGGAAAATCGGGCTCGTGGTGTACAACCCGCAGAGCTTGGGCGGCGGCGGCCTCGACTTGTCCGAGATGCGCATCCTGTTCCGCGTGAACCAGTCGGACATTGGAACGCCGGGCACTTCGTTCATTCGGATCTACAACCTGAAGGAGGAGACGGCGCGCAAGGTCCGCGGCGAATACCAGCGCGTCACGCTCCAGGCAGGCTATGCGGACGGGCCGTACGGCGTCATCTTCGAAGGCGAAATCAAGCAGGTCATGACCGGGCACGAGAGCCCGACCGACAGCTACCTGGATGTTTTCGCCGCCGACGGCGACACGGCCTACGTCAACAGCGTGATCAACACCAGCCTTGCCGCTGGCTCGACACCCGCGGACCAGTTCGACGCGCTGTCCAAGGCCATGGACCTGCAGGCCGGCTACGTGACCGACCTGCCGCCCACGGCGCTCAGCCGCGGCAAGGTCATGTTCGGCATGAGCCGCGACTACATGCGGCGCCTGAGCGAGACGGTAGGACAGAGCTGGAGCATTCAGAACGGGCAGCTCGTCATGGTGCCGATGACCGGGTACCGGGCCGGCGAGGCGGTGGTTCTGACCGCGGCCACCGGGCTCATCGGCTATCCGCAGCAGACGCCGGGCGGGATCGAGGTGACGGCGCTGCTGAACCCGAAAATCCAGATCGGGGGCTTGGTGAGGATCGACAACAAGTCGATCAACCAGGGCCTCAGCACGGCCCCGGCCATCTCGCCGGGCCGGCTGGAGTCCATCCCTGGCTTCAACGCCAAGATCGCCGACGACGGCTTTTACAAGGTGCTGGTGCACGAATTCGTGGGGGACAGCCGCGGGGTGCCCTGGTACTCCACCATGACGTGCCTCGCCGTCGATCCGTCGGCGCCGGACGGCCAGCGGGTCAACCCGTATTGGGCGGGTGGACCGGTGGGGTAGTCACCCCGCCTTCGTCCACAGCGCGGGCATCGTGGCTCCCTTCACCAGCTTGCCGCCGGCCTTGTACTCCACCACCATCACCGGCACCCCTGGCGGCCAGTAGGCGGTCGCCTTGGTGCCGGGCTTGGCGACGCGGCACCCATAATCCGACGGGCGCGGCCGGTCGACGCGGCCATAGAGCATGGTTGCCCCAGGCTGCTGGGACTCGCGTATCTCGTCCCGCCATGCGCGGTTGTAATGCTGGTACAGGGCCGTAACAGTCGCGTAGTCGGCGCACACGATGCCGCCCGGCACGACCGGCGATCCGACTCCGATCACGAGGCCCACCGACACAACCTCGAATTTCTCGCCCGGCTGCTGGGCCGCTGCGGCTGCGCTCATGGCCGCAGTGATGACGGCTGCCGCCAGAATGGACCGCATGCTCTCCCCTCCGAAGACGTGATGGCGAAGCATAGCACAACCTCGGAGAATCGGCGTGGACCCTCGCGAACGCTTTGACGACGGGCAGGAAGCCCTGCGTGCGGCGATGGACGGCCTGCAGGGGCGGATCAACACCGCCATCCCCGGCATCATCCAGAGCTTCAACGCTGCGGCCATGACCGCCGTGGTGCAGCCCGCCGTCCAGCGGCAGGTGCGCGACCCGGCGGGCATCTGGCATTGGGTCAACCTGCCGCTGCTGCTCGACTGCCCGGTGCATTTCCCGTCGGGGGGCGGCTTCACGCTGACATTCCCTGTGGCGCCGGGCGACGAGGTGCTGGTCATCATCGCCGACCGCTGCATTGATGCGTGGTGGTCGAGCGGCGGCGTGCAGGCGCAGGCCGAACTGCGGATGCACGACCTGTCGGACGGCTTCGTGATCCCGAAGGTCTGGAGCCAGCCGAACACGATCGGCGGCGTCTCGGGCAACTCGACCCAACTCCGCAGTGACGACGGCGAAACCTACGTGGAAGTGGCCGGCGGCGAGGTCGTCACGGTGAAGGCGCCGACCCGCATCGTTCTGGACAGCCCAGACGTCACCATCTCGGGCCGGCTGTCGATCCTGAACAGTGAGGGGCACGCCGCGCCGTGTGCCATCGCCGGGGCAGTCTACGCCACGGGCGACGTGGTGGCCGGGGCCGGCGGCGCGTCGGTCAGCCTACAGCATCACATCCATGGCGGCGTCCAGCCAGGCAGCGGCAGCACCGCCGCGCCGACACCGGGAACCTGACCCATGCGCTACCGAGCCCTTACCGGCGCCGGGGACAGCACGTTCTGTTCCGGCGCGACGGCCTTCCACGTCGACAACGCCGCCGCGGTGGCGCAGGCAATCCGGACGCGCCTGCTGCTGCTGACCGGGGAATGGTTCCTCGACGTCACGGAGGGCACCCCCTACTCGACGGAGATCCTGGGGACCGGGACCGTGCCGACCTACGACGCGGCCATCCGGACGCGCATCCTCGAAACGGCCGGCGTGACGGAGCTGGTCGCCTACTCCAGCGACCTGAACCGCGCGACCCGCGCCCTGTCCGTCGACGCCACCGTCGCCACGATCTACGGGCAGACGGCTATTGACATCACCCTCTCCACGGTGACGCCCCGATGACGACCTATCCCCTCCCGACGCTGGCCGCGACGGTCAGCGCCAGCGGCATCACCGCGCCCGCCTACGTGGACATCTACGCCAGCCTGCAGGCCAGCTTTCAGGCCATCTACGGCAGCGACTCCTACATCGCGCCAGACAGCCAGGATGGCCAGATGTTGGCGATCTTTGCCCGCGCGATCCACGACTCCAACAGCGCCGCGATCGCGGCCTACAACAACTTCAGCCCGGCCACCGCGCAGGGAACCGGGCTGTCATATGCCGTGAAGATCAACGGCATCAGCCGGATCGGCGCGACCAACAGCGTCGCCGTGGTGACGATCACCGGGCAGGCCGGGACCGTCATCAGCAACGGCCTGATCGGCGATGACCAGAGCCTCGGCACGCAATGGGCGCTCCAGGCCACCGTGACCATCCCGCCCGAAGGCGAGGTGACGACTGCGGCGACCTGCACGACCGCTGGAGCGGTGGCGGCGGAGGCCGACACGCTGACCCGCATCCTCAACCCGCAGCGCGGCTGGCAGGCTGTGACCAACGCCGCGGCGGCTTCCCTGGGGCGCGCGGTGGAGTCCGATGCGGCCCTGCGGCAGCGGCAGGCGCAATCCACGTCACTCGCCGCCGTGACGCCGCTCGCCGCGCTCTATGGGCAGATTGCCAACGCCGCAGGCGTGACGCGCCTGCGGCTCTATGAGAACGACACCGGCACGACCGACGGGAACGGCATCCCCGGCCACACCGTCTGCGCGGTGGTCGAGGGGGGCGCCCCGGCGCTGATCGCCCAGGCCATCGCCGTGAAGAAGGCGCCCGGCACCGGGACCTACGGCGACACGAGCGTTCTGGTCACCGACCCGTCCGGCGTGCCCGTCACGATCCGGTACAGCACTCTGGCCTACACGGACATCTACGCCACGGTCACGATCACGCCGCTCGCGGGATACACGTCAGCGATCGGCGGCTACATCGTGGCGGCGCTGGTGCAGGAGATCAACAGCACCACCATCGGCGCGCCGGTCACGTATGGGCGCCTCTGGTCGGCGGCGAACCTGACCGGCACCGCGGCTATCGCGGCGGTATCCGCCGCATCGGGCGCCGCTCAGACGCAAGCTCAACTCGACGCGCTCAGCGCCACGTACGACGTGACGGCGATCACGGTCGGCACGGCCCCCGACCCGTCCGGGTCGGCCAATGTTCCGGTCCCCTTCGACTCCGTCGCGCAGACCGAAACGGACCAGATCGTCCTGACCGTGGAGTGAGGCGGCAATGAACGAGGAATTCCAGACCGCCGCGGCCGACTCCGGGCTGGCGATCCAGGGGGCGATCAACCGCCTCGGCCTCTACATCGGCTCCCCCGACATCTACCCTGGCCTGCCGGTTCAGGAGCCCGTGGTTCCGGCCCCCGCCGGTCGGCCCATCGCCCTCGCGCAGCAGGCCGCCCTGGACGCTGTGGCGGCGGCAATCGCGGGCGTTGCCGCGTTGCTGGTCGACATGGTCGGCGACCCCGCGGTGACACCCTACGAGGTGCCGGGCCTCTCCCTGCCCGGCGCCGACGTGGCGACCTATCTCGGCCTCATCACGAGCGAGCACGCCAGCCAACCCCTATACCGCGCAGCGCTGACGGCGCTGCTCAAGCCGCTCTCGGACGGGCAGGGAAGCTTCGCCGGGCTGGCTGACCGCTTCGACCTTGATCGCGCCGTGGGCGACCAGCTCGACACCATCGGGCTTTGGGTGGGGGCAAGCCGGCGACTGACCGTGCCGCTGACCGGCGTCTACTTCAGCTTCGACACCGCGGGCGTCGGCTTCGACCAGGGCTCCTGGTGGGCTGTCGGCGATCCGACAGGGTACCTCACCGTCCTGCCGGACGACGGGTACCGGACGCTGATCCGCGCGCGCATCGCCGCGAATGCCTGGGACGGCACCATTCCCGGTGCCTATGCGGTCTGGGACATCGCCTTCGCCGGCACCGGGTACTCGGTCCTGATCCAAGACAACCAGAACATGACGATGGATTTCGCACTGCTCGGGCCGTCGCCCGACGCGGTGACGCTGGCCCTTTTCACGGGCGGCTACCTCAACGTCCGGCCGGCCGGCGTGGCGGTCAACGCCTACTGGACCCAATCCGTCCCGGACACCCCCTATTTCGGCTTCGACGCCGCCGACTCCGGCATCGCCGGGTTCGACGTGGGCGCCTGGGGCCTCCCCACTTCTCCTTGAGGAATCCACATGGCGACCAACGATTTCATTCCCTTCGCCACGGCCACGGGCGCGAACGTCGAGACGCAGGCGAATTGGGAGACCGACACCGGGTCCGGCGGCGCGCTGGAAGGCGGTTTTCAATCCGGGCTCGCCCGGTCTGCCCAGGTTAACAAGGCCATTCGGCAGGGCACCGTTATGGCGTCCGCCGCTGGGCAGGCCATCGGCACCGTGACGGGGCAGGACGCTCTGGACAATGGCGACGTTGACCTGCTCGCCCTGCGGTTTCAGGCCGCGATGGGCATGTCCCGCATGCAGGTCTTCACCTCCTCCGGGACCTTCACTGTTCCCGACGGCGTGACCCGCGTCCGCGTGACCGTGATCGGCGGCGGCGGGGCGGGCGGCTACAACTCCACCTATGCCAGCGGCGGGGGCGGCAGCGGCGGCCGGGCCATCAAGACCATCACCGGACTCGTTCCGGGCGCCACGGTCGCCGTGACGGTCGGGGCCGGCGGTGTGAGCCCTGGCACGGCAGGGAGCGGTGGCAATGGGGGCGTCTCCTCCTTCGGCGCTTATTGCAGCGCGTCGGGAGGAACGGGCGGCGGCGGGGGTACCGGAGCGGCGAATGCTGGCGGTGGGCCGGGCGTCGGCTCCGGCGGCGATCTGAACGATTACGGGGCGTACGGCACCGACGGCTTGCAATTCGGCCCCGGCGCTCCCTCGACGGGCTGCGGCGGTGCCGGCGGCGGCCCCGGCGGTGGTCGCGGAACGTCCGGATTTGTGACCGGGGTCAGCGCCAACGGCTACGGCGGCGGCGGCGGCGGCGGCGGCAGCGGCGCCTCCGGCGGTGCCGGCAAAAGCGGCCTCGTGATCGTGGAGTACTGAGCATGACGAATCCTCTGGCCGACGACTGGAAGTCGACGGGCGACCAACTCCTGGCCTCGCTCTGGAACCTGATCACGACGGTCGGCCTTGCGCCGAGCGGCACCACCACCAACCCCGGCATGGCTTTCGCCGACGAACCCGGTACCGGCTTCAGCCGACCGGCCGCCGGAACCATGGCCGCGTCCGTTCTGGGCGTCGAGCAGGCGCGGCTGACCCAGGGTGCGCTGTCGCTGACCGGCGCGGCGCTGAACCAGCTTCGCGCCGCGCCGGTCGTGGCGGCGGCTACGGTCGATCTGGGGGCCGTCAAGGGCAACTACGTCCCGATCACCGGCAGCGCCAGCATCACGTCGCTCGGGACGGCGCAGGCGGGCGCGGAGCGCCTCCTGCGCTTCGACGGCGCGTCGACGCTGGTTCAGGACCCGACCAAGATCATCCTCCCCGGCGGCGCCAGCATCACGACCGCGGCGGGCGATCTCGCCTGGGTGGTCAGTGAGGGCGGCGGCCTGTGGCGATGCGTCGAGTTCTGGTCGGCGGCGTCGCCGTTCCTACGCATCAACGGCAACGGGTCGCAGGTCACGGCCATTGCTGCGGGGGGCTCCGTGCTGCGGACCAATGCGGCCCGGTTCGGTGAGCGCCTGTCGCTCTACGACGTCGGCTGCGCTTGCAACGGCGTGGCGAACGACGCCACGGCGCTCGCGCTGTTCTTCGCGACCACGACCCTGACCGGCGGCGTCCTCGCTGTCCCGGAATCCGCCAAGGTCTATTTCGGGGCATCCATCACAATCCCCGCCGGCTGGTCTATTGTCGGGCCGGGCGGTCATGGTGTGCTGACGCCCGCCAGCACCAGTTCATACTACAATCTTGGGGGGCAGATCGCCCTTGGGGCCGGAGCAACGATCACTCTCAGCGAGCGCGCCGGCCTAAGGGGGCTTCTCATTATCCGCCGTGGCTTGACGCAGCCTGTTCCGGACGTAGCGACCGCCACGGCGTTGATCGGACAGTTTTCCGGAACAGCGGTTGTCATGGCCGGCGCCGATGCCCAGGTCGTTGGTTGCATGTTGCTGGGGCATAGCTTAGGCGTCGATACCGGAGGGTCGGAGCGCGCCCGGGTTATCGGCAACAAAAGCCACTGCACCAATGACATTCACCTAAACGGCGGAACCGACGTTTGCGAGATCGGTGAAAACAATCTTTGGCCTTTCATGACGGCGCGTGTGACGGGGGTTCATAACGGGTCGGACGCTTCTGCCGCCCCGCTTCGCACCGCCGGCTTCGGCGTCAAGGTGACGGGCGGGGCGGATTGGTCGAATGTTTACAAGAACATGGCGTACGGCAAGGCGTACGCCTATATCGCAGAAAATTCGTCGAACATTAGCTTCGACCGCTGCCAAGCTGACTACACAAGCCCAAACACAGGGAGTGTTGCGGGTTTTAGTGTGATCGGGACATCTATTTACACATCAATACTAAACTGCACTGGCGTTGCGCAAGCCACCTGCGTGTACATCGACTCCACGGGCGGGGCTCTCGCCGACAATGGTGTTCGCGTTATCGGTGGCATCTGGGCGGCGTCTGCCACCAACATCAACGTCGTCAACGGCGCAGCGGCAATCACCAGCAACCAGTTCTATTCCGGCACGCAAGGCGTGGTATGCGGGGCTGGGGCTGAGCCGGGGAGCATTATTGGCAACTATTTCCAGAATGTCGCAGACCCCCTCGTCATCGATGCGGCGGTTATCGACAAGATGGAAATCCTCGGGAATAGCTATGATGGGGTGACGGAGGCGCAGGGCAACCGTCTGAACGCCAACTTGATGGTAAAGGCATCCAGCGGCGCAGTGACCATCATGGACACCCGCCCAATGGCTCCGGGATTCGGTGGGTCTCTGTTGCTTGGCGGCCCTTTCGAGTCTGGCAGCTTTGGCGGATACGCCGGGGTTCGCGGGCATCTGGTCGCAGGAACCGCCGGCAACGAGGCCGCAGACCTCGTTTTTCAGGCGAGGCGACTGGGGTCGATGGTGGATTATCTGCGGCTCGGCTATGACGGGCAGTTCTATCCTGAAGTCGACAACGCCAACGATAACGGGACGGATTCAAAGAGATGGCGCTCTGTCCGTGCGGTGCTCGGCCAGTTCTCAAACGTCGCGTATGACGGCTTGGTGAAAGTCTCTGCAACCACGCAGGTGGACAGCGGGGCGGCGGTCACCCTCACCGCGGTCAACGCGATCCAGCGCGTCCGCCTCACCAACAACGCCACGATCACGCTCCCGGCGCTCACGCTGTCCGGAACGGAGCGCAGCGAGATCGCGGTGGAGCTGGTGCAGGACGGCACCGGCAACCGGTCCGTGACCTGGGCGACGCAGGCAGGCGACATCATCAAGTGGGACGGATCAGGGGTTGCCCCTGCCATCGCAACAACCGCTGGCTACCTGACGGAAATCGTCTTCCGCCGCGCGGCTGGAAGTACTGTCTGGCGCGCCTCCAAAATCTGGCAGGAAGGGGCATAAATGCGCATCGGATCATCAATCCTGCGCTCCCCGCGCCCGGACACGAACCTCCAGTTCCTATCCGGCCTGCTGGACCCGCGGGTGTCTTCGTGGACGCGGAGCGGGGTGTGCAGCTATTGGGACGCCGCCGGGGCGCTCCAGGCGCCGGGGGCCAACGTGGCGCGTTTCGACCACGCCCCGCTCACGCTCAACCCGCTGGGCCTCCTGTTCGAGGAGGCCCGCGCGAACCTGATCGCCAGCCCCGACACCCCGGCAACACAGTCCGTCAGCGTCACGGCCCAGGCCTACACGCTGTCCTTCTACGGGTCGGGCACGGTGACGCTGAGCGGCACAGCGACGGCCACGGTGGCCGGGACGGGCGTCGTCCCGAACCGGCGCACCTACACTTTCACCCCGACCGCCGGCACGCTCACGCTGACGATCAGCGGCACCGTCCGGTACGCCAACCTCGAAGCGGGGGCCTACGCCACCAGTTACATTCCCGGCGCCTCCCGCGGGGCCGACACGGGCATCACCCTGGCAGCCTCGACACTGCCGGGCCTGTCGGTTTCGCAGGGCACGCTGTTCGTGGAATGGCTGTTCCCCGGTATCCTGCCGTCCGGTCAGGTCTCGTTCATCGGGTTCGATGACGGGACCGGCACGAACCGCATCCTGCTCCGGGTTGGGCAGGGCGGTGTCGCCGACATGGTGTCCAGCCCCGGCGGCATCGACACGTCCGGCTTTGCGGTCACGGCCGGCACCATCATCCGGCAGGCGGTGGCGTGGTCCTCCGGCAGTTGGGGGCACGCTGTGAACGGCCAGCTCGAAACCAGCTCCGTCACGACCATGCCGGCGTCATTCACCCGCCTTCTCCTCGGCGCCGGGCTCGGCTCGTACTGGCTGAGCAAGGTCCGGCACTACGCGATCCGGCTCCCAGACGCCGTGATTCGCACCATGACCAACGGGTGAGCGCGCCCCTCGGCGCGCCGCCCTTTCCCGCGAGGTTCCGAAATGAAGCCCATCCACCCTGACGCCCTGGCCCTCGCGCGCAACGCCGAAGGCCTGTACCTCAACGCCTACCTGTGTCCTGCCGGGGTCCCAACCATCGGCTACGGCCACACCGCGGGCGTGAAGATGGGGCAGCGGATCACCGCCTCTCAGGCCGAAAACTTCCTGCTGGAGGATATGGCCGCAGCGGCGGCGCAGGTCGACAAGCTCGTGAAGGTGCCGCTCACCGATCGGCAGCGCGGCGCCCTGGCGAGCTTCGTTTTCAACCTGGGGGCCGGTGCGCTGGGCAGCTCGACGCTGCTCCGTCGGCTGAACCAGCGCGACTATGCCGGTGCGGCGGCCGAGTTCCCAAAGTGGGTCTACGCAACGGTGAATGGCGTCAAGACGCAATTGCCGGGGCTGGTGAAGCGCCGCGCCGCTGAGGTGAAGCTGTTCGAGAAGGGGTGAACAGTTGAGGTGGCGGGAGTCCCCCGCCGGAGAGCTGAAACGCCAAAGAAATCAATATTCTCCGCGCCGCGCGGGGGATTGCCGCCCCGACCAGCCGCCCGGCATTCCGCCCGGCGGCTTTTTGCTGCCTGAAAGGAGCCAGCCATGATGTTCCGCATGTCCACCATGATCCCCGCTCGCAAGGTGTGGGCCGGGGGCCTTGCCGGCGTCGCCGCGGCGGTGATTGCCTCGCTCCTGCGTCAGTATGCCGACGTGGACGTGTCTGCCGACCTGATCGGCTACATCATCGCTGGGATCGTGCCGTCAGTCGCCTACCTCGTGCCTCCATCAGCTCGTGATGCCATCGTGAAGGCGGATGAGGTGGCGAGGCAGGTGGGGAAGGCCCCGCTTGAACCTTGACCACACTCCATTCATGATCGCCGCCGACGATCCACAACCGACGCGACGAAGCCGGTGCGCGCTGCATCTCTCGAAAACTGCTTAGCAGAACTCCTGCCGTTGGGGGCTGGCCCGTTTCCTCCAGATATTGAGGCAGCCCGCGACCGCCTGTGCACCGAACTGGTCGACCGCGGCGTCACGCCGGTTCTGAGCGAGTCATGGGCGGACTTGCAAGCGCTGAACGCTCGCCACCGAGAAAGCTGGTTTCCCCTCCTGCCGAAGCCGCCCAGCGCCCCAGCCTTCTGGATTGGGCTAGTCGATGGGGAAGGGGAGGTGGTCGCCACTTACGGCGTGGTGCTGGTTGACTGTGCCGGCTCCAGTTTCGGCGCCCGCCTGATGGACCTGTCAGCACTGCATGATCCAGGGTCGGCCCCGGCGGACGAGTGGGTCTTCGTCGCCAGTGAGGGCGCCCACGATGCCATGGGGCCAGTGGCTTGGATTGTAGCCGGGTGGATCCGTCCGGACTGGCGAGGGTCTGGGCTATTCCACAGACTAGGGGCGCTGACGCGACTGCTGGCGCTATGCTGCTGGCCGGTTGGTTGGGTGGTTGGGCTGGTCGACCCAGAGACGGTTCCGGTGTGGAGGGGGCGCGGCGTTAGTCGGCACCGGCTGGAGGATCGCCCTGGCATCCTCTATCGCCAGAGTGGCGTGGGGCGGCTGCCGCTGCACTTTATGCGGTGGAGTCGGGAGGACGCTCTTCTTAGCCTTGGCATAAGATCGAAGCAGGCAGCCGAAGCCATGACCCCCGTGTAGCTTCCCGGCCTTCCACCGGGTGGGGCGCACGCTCCGGAGCGCACGCCTCTGCAAGACCTAGGCGTTGGGGGATCGGACCCGACCGCCGAAGCGGCCCCATCTCCTTTACCGATGGCCCATGGTGCGCGGCCTTGCCTCTGCTCGCGGAGCGGTCCGGGGGTATTGCAGCCTTCCACCCACTTCAGACTCTCTGCCCTGTCGAACGGTGTGTGGGCACCGCCGACGAGCTTCCGCCGCTCCGCAACTCTGTGCCCCATGCGGGGCGAAACTGTTGCCGGTCTTTCCCGGCTGTCATCGGTCTGCCTTGCGGCTTTCGTGCGGCTCGGGACTTTCGTCCGGGCTACACGCGGGGCACCCAACCGAAACCCGCGGCCCTGACGCCCATTCGGGCGAATTCTGCCGGACACCAAACCGGCTGCCTCATTCCCCGCACGAGAGTTTCCGGCGCCTACTTCGTTCGGTCATCCGGGCTTGGCGTCGGGGCGCAGACCCGAGGCGCGGGTCTTGGTGTTTTAGCTGCGGGCCGGACTGGATACCGGCTCACGGGCCTTCGTTGGTGGATTGCCGACCCGTATTTGATCCACCGCTCAGAGCGTCTATCCGCTCAGCCGCAGCGCAAACACTATAGCAAGTCCCCGATACGATGTCACCCCTGATCGCGCGACGCTTTCGTGTGTCCGTGCTCGATCTCACAAGCAATCACTTCCATCCTGTCCGCCCGCGCTGCCCATTCTGTTCCGCCAAACCTGATGGCGTTGCAGCGGAACTCTACGGCTTGCGCGCGAAGAGCCTCGGACACGAGGCGTTCGTCTTCGGGGCGGATAGCGTAGGTCATTGCCCCTCCTCCTGCGCCAGGGCGGCGCGGCCCGCGTTGGTGATGTGCACCCGGCCAAAGCTGCTGATCGGGGCATCAACAAGACTGCGCCGGATCAGAACGTCCATCGACGATCTTCCGTACTCGTCTCGGAACCCCATGCCGCCGGTCGATGCGGCAAGCGCTCCCAGCACTCTGGCCTGCGCCTTGGTCAGCTTCATGTCACCCACGGTCGCCTCCTGTGGTGCTGGAGAGAGCCGCCAGTTGCCCGCGAAGGGCGCTGATGTCGCCGCGGTCCTGACCGGCGATCAGGACCCATGTGCCGTCCTTCGGCGCCGTCTCAATCGGCTGCCAGCGGGCGCTCGCTTCGGTGTGCGTGGTGTCGGTCATGGCGCGCAGTCCTTCAGGTCAAAGACGAGGCCGGCGCAGTAGAGGTCTCCGCCCTCCATGATCTTGAAGCGCGCGTGCGGGAGGTTGGTCGTCATCAGCCATGAGGTGTCGAGACCTTCCGGGCACCAGATGGCCTTCACCGGCATGGCCTTCATCTTCAGCGCGTCAAAGTTCGACGTCTCCTCGGACAGCAGGCCGTTTTCCGTGAAGTAGGCGGTTCCACCGTCATAGGCGCCGATCTCGTCATAGACTGCGCCACGGAACTCCATCAGGTCGTCGCTGGCCCCGAACACCGCCACCAGACCGGCAGCCTTCATCTGGGCGAACATCTCGCGGCTTCCCTCGAAACCGTACTCGTTGCCGTCCAGAGCGGCGGCGGCTTCCTGCATCGTGATCATGGGGGTGGTGTCGGTCATGGGGGCCTCGTGGGGGTTCAGGCGGCGCGACGGCGCGGTTTCCGCGTCGCGTGCGCCAGCACTTCGCCGAAATGCTCGGCAATGATCCGGTTGACCTTGGCGACCAGATCGGGGCGCTTGAACTTGACGTGCAGGTTCCGGTTCTTGAACGTCTTGATGGAGAAGTATTCCGTCTCCAGCGTGTTGCCCAAGCTTTGGCGGGTGGTCTGCGCCACCATGGCGGCAGCGTCTCCGCGATGATCCTTGGTCGGCTGGCCGTCTACGATCTGGAAAATCCTATCAAGGTCCCGCATTTGGTCTTGGCTGTTGCTCCAATGGTTCCAGCCGCCATACTCGGACAGCGCCCCGGACATGATGAGCTTGTCGCCAAGGCGGTAAGCGGGGTTGCTGGCGAACGAGCGGTCCAGCGCCATGAACAGGTTGATGACGCCGCGCTTGAATGTCACCTCGCTCTCCGCCGTCAGCCGGGAGAATGTGGCGACGAGGTTGTCCCGCGTCACTTCCGCCGGGTCCTTCTCGTTCTGCTCACGGAAAGCCTTCACCTCCTGCGCATCCATCAGGTTGATGAGGCCAAGGGCGTTCATGATGTGGTTCCACACCGCGCCGTCGAGGTTCCGGCGCATCGCGTTCACGGCTCCGTCAGTCTCGCCGTGCTCAATGCTGTAGGTCTCGCGAACCAGGACGTGCCGCAGGTTCGTGTAGTCGGTCGCGCCGACCTCCTTGTGGACCTTCGCCGCTTCCGCCAGCAGTTCGACGCCCCGCCGGTAAAGCTCCAGCGCCCGGTCACGCTTCGCCACGATCTCGTCGGCGCTGCCCTTACGGATGATGTCGGTGCGGTGCGCTTCGATCATGGCTGGCCCTCTCTGGGATTGGCTAGATGCGGCGACGACCGCGAAGTTCATGTTGATAACCCTAGAGGTTATTGATATAACCGTCAAGAGAGGAAATTGACCGGGGCGGTTATATGCTTGAACCTGCGATACGGCTTCTTGATACTGCCGCCATGCTGACGGCAGGACAGATACGCGCCGCGCGGGCGTGGCTCGGATGGAAGCAGGCCGAATTGGCCGAGGCTTCTGGGGTGGCTTTGCAAACGGTGAAGTTCATCGAGCAAGGTCGAACGGAGGATCCGAGGAGCAGTTCGCTCGACAAGATCGAGGCGGCTTTCCGAACGCACGGCCTCGAGTTCTTCGACGGCAACTCCCCACTCCCGCCCGGCGGCCCCGGCGTCCGCCTCCGTGATGCCTCCCCGGACACGAAAGGAGGGGAGCCATGAACCGCGCGGATCGCAACGTCTTGATGGCGTTGGAGCGGGCAGGCGATTGGCTGGTGCCGACGCGCGACCTGCCGAACGGCCACGGTCATGTGATCGGTGCTGGAGTGACGGCGGCAACCCTCAGCCGACTGGAGCGCTCGGGGCTGATGGAATATGTCCTGTTTGACCACGGCCCCGGAGGGTGGCGCATTACTGCCGCAGGCCGTGAGTTGCTGGCGACCGCGCGCCTCTTCCGGCTCACAGAGAGGAGGTGAGTGATGACCTGCACCGTTCACCATACAGTCGGAGTTCGGCAGCAGCGCGGGACGGCAAAACTCCACCGCGATCCGGATTGCCAATATCTCCGCAGCGCCGCGGCTGTCTTCTCGGAACAGATGGGCATCGGTAACACGACCGACCGCATGCGGTGTTCCCGGTGCTGGCCGCAGTTTGCTGGCGCCCCGGACAGCAAGGGAGACGGCCAGTGACCAGCTTCGAGCCCGTCCGCACTCTGGCGGACCTGAACAGCCTCAATGAGGACGACATCGTTGATGGCTACCTGTCCGCCGAGAGCGGCGACCCGGAACCCGGCGCGAACCGGGGCAGGGCCTTTTGGCACGGCTGGCGGAACCGGATGATCGACCGTGGCGAGCTGCCTTCGGATGATGCCGCGTCCCAGCTTGCCCGCGAGTATGTCGAAGCGTCCAGGGCTGCGGTCCGGGCGGGGCGCATGAAGGAAGGAAAGGAGGGCGTGCCGTGACCTGCCACCACTGCCACAAGACGCTCGCCGGCAAGTTCTACGTGTTCAGCATCGCCGCCATGGAGCAGGAGGCTCCGGGCCGTGCCGTGATGATTGCTGACGGCGCCATGCCCGTGCGGATCAGCGCTGACATCGGCTACCACGATCACGGGCTGACGGAGCTGACCGGCGCTGCGTCGGTCGATCTCCTCGACGGCCTGCCGATCCGCAACGCCCAGGCCGAAGCCTCCTTCTGCTCCAAGGCGTGCATGACCGACTGGTTCGCGGCCAAGGTCAACAGCCTGACCGGCCTGTCCGCCTGA